GGCGGTTATGATTCTCAGGATATAATGGGGATTCATGGTGGTAGAGTTCATGGTGAAATAACTAGAATAGTTACCGATACAGTGGGGTTAATAAAACACTTTAGCGAACATTTAGTTAGTGGTTCCTTATCTAAGAATGATATAATGCTCGGAATTTTTAATTTTTCTGAAAAAGTTCAACATGATATAAAACGATTAAAAGAATTATCAAGTGAAATTTATATAGATGACGATTTTAAGTCATTAATGGTAAATTATATACGAGCACTACAAAAAGTTTTAAAATATTTTAAATTATTAAGCAATTTAAGTTCAGGAATAGTGGGTAGGAAACCACAAATGTTTAGTGCTGGATTAGGTGTGGATATGAGCCATAGTGAGTTATCTTTAAAAATTGCAGAGAAATTATCTAGCTTGGGTGAACACATAGAATCTTTAGGTGAAATGTTCCAAACAATTATGGGTAGATTTAGTAGTCGAATGCAGGGTAATCACGATGATAGTGAGGATATATTTTAGATACCCTTTAAAATTAACTACATTAACATTACTTTTATTAAAATAAAGAATTATGAACAACGATCAAAAAGCAGAATTATACCATTCTTATCTATTAAGACATGATAGATTAGAATCTCAGATAGCAGATATTAAATCTGAGGCAGCAGGAAGAGATTTAAACAAAGAGCAAAAAAATAAGATTAATCTTATAGAATCTCAGAAGGCAGAAATTGTTACTGAAACTCAGAAACTTTTCGAGTCATACTAGTATTTATAATAGTATGTCGATAAGAACTACTATTAAAAAAATACTTTTAGAAAATAATAAACGTTATAATAAATTCGCTTATAACGTAATTAAATATGCGTATAATAATATTCGCATTAATCAGTACAGTGGTAAAGAAGGTGAATTTAAATCTAAATTTGGGAGTGTTGATAATTGGATTAGAAATATTAAGTTGTATTTTTTTGAGCCGATGGAAAAACAAAAATCTATGTATAGTTTAGATAAGGCTATTGATTATGGAAACAACCCACTCATTGACGGAATCAAACAAACAGATATAATAAAAATGTTATCAGAATTTATAGTGAATTTTGAGGAGTCTGGTGAAAAAATAGAAGTGGACGTAATTAGTGGGTTTAATTTTGATGTATACTTGGAAAAAAATTATTTTAAGTGTACTAATGAATTTTTTGAATTTGTATGGGACGTTTATTTAAAAGATGCTAGAAATCATTGGAACGAGAGTCCAAAAGATAAGTATTGGGAAGAAATAAAAGATGGTGTCATCGAAAAAATGGAAGATGTGGAGTGGCAAGAGGAAAACGGTGTTTCATTTGATCAATTAAATAACGAAAAGGAATATTTTATGTCATATTGGCATTACCCAATGGACTCTTTGGGTTGGGATAGGGATGATTTATGTGAATTTTATAAAGATATGTTATCTGAAAGGGGAGATGAAAAATTAAGAAAAGTAATCGAGTATCACGATAACCAATTTATAAATACAACTATAATAGACCATAACCTTTATTATGTAATTGACAGGGATAAGTTCCTATTTTAACCTTTTTATACGTCTTAATGCGTTTTTTGACTCATTTGTTACCTTACTACCCTTACTTAAGTTCTCCTCATAGGGTATAAACCTTAAATTTTTGATGTTTCCTACCTTTTCTGGTGGGATTTTCTCTTTAAAACCCATCGCAATAGGGTAAATGTGATCTAAATGATGGTTTTTCCATCCTCTTTTGTCAGAATTCTCCAATAAATAGAGTTTTTGTCCTTCTGTAACCTCCCAAACCATAGCATAATACAATTTCTTCTCTAAATCCTTAATTTTTTTGATTTTTTGTTTGATTTTAGGGTGTTTTTTGGTAATTTTACGTATTTTATACCTATTTTTATCCCTTTTTCGTTGATTTAAGGGTGTTTTAGGGGTATTTTTACCTTTTTTAGTATTTTTGGGTGGAATATTCATATATTTAAATAAATAACTATATTTATAAATATGAAGATAATAATTACCGAAAACCAGTTAAAAAAAATACTTTTAAATGAAAATCAATATACAAAAAGTAATGTAACTTTTAATGATATATGGTTTTGTAATAAAGTAGTTAAATGTGATGAAAATCAAGATAGGGATGATAGCCCACTTTATTTAGTACAACAAAGATTAATAGAAGAGTTAAATAAAAATCCGGAAACAAAAAAATGGGTGATAAAAAAGAACTTCACAGCAGATAAATCTTTTGGTCCAACTACCGCTAAGGCAATTGGGATGTATTATACTAATGGTGAAAGTGAATTTGAGTGTCCAGTTAATATCGGACCAAAATTATTAAAAAAGTTAGGTTTTGAACCACCAGAAGAATTAACAGAAGATGAAAAAATATTGGCAGTTACATTAACTATGGAAATGTCTAGTTACAATGAAAATGAAATTAAAGCAATATCTAATGTAATTGCAAATAGATCATATATACGTAATAAATCTGTGGTAGATATAGTTAAATCTTGTAATAAGAAAAACATTTGTCAATTCTCTGGGTGGAATGATTATAAAGGTGAGGATGTCGACACTGTTATATGTAAAGAAAGATCGTATGAGGATGATTCTTGGGAAACTGCGGTAAAGTATGCGAAGTTATTGTTGTCGGGTGCAAACTTTTCAGATAATACTAATGGTGCAACACATTATTATAACCCTAACAATCCAGACGTTAAAAAAAACCCACCTAATTGGGGTGAAGGATTTGATACTTGGGTACCACATATTAAATTAATTCATTCATATGGTAGGGATACTACAACTAATTGGGCAAAAAATCCAGTTATAAGAAAATAATAAAATGGAAAGGGAATTAGATTACGCCTATAAGATATTCGTTTTTGAACAAATACACAATGCAACTGCAAGTGTAAAAAAAAGATGGATAATATACGATAGTATTTTAGGTGTCTTAAATGATATGAGGGAAATGGAATTAATAGATGAAATAAAATATAGAATAACTGACAATGAAAATGATGTAAAAGTGTTCAAGTCTTCTCTAAAGAAGATAAAAAATAAAAATGATACTTTAAATTTGTTAATTAATTCAATTTAGTATATATTTATAAATAAAAGTTAAGAGTATGAAATATATAATTAGTGAAAACCAATATAAGATATTATTAAAAGAAGATAGGGTTACATTTTTAAAGACAAATAATGTAATTACAAAAGATGACCTTAAAAAATACCTTAAAGGTGAAAAAGAAGTATCCCAAGATCACCCAGAAGGTGGGATGAAGAAAAGAATTAAGCTTGAACCTATTCAAGGTCATGATGGTATCGATATAGGTTATATCGTAACAAACAAAAAAGGTAAGGTGAGTATTAAAGTCACAGAGGAGGTTTTTGATAACATGGTTGACTCTGACCCAACAAATAATAAATCATTTGTCCAGTGGATGCTAGGGGTGTTTAGTCGACACCTTAAAGATGGTGATACTGATCAAGCAGTTAGATTTTTATCTGAAGATTTACCTGAAGCTAATGAATATCTTGAAGTTTTTGAAAGGGTTAGAAAGAAAAAAGTATTTAAAACTGGTGCACCTAATAGACCTAACGCACCCGATAATGTTACCGACATAAATCAATATAAAGATTTGGCACATCTCTACTCCATTGTTAGCCCATTTATCGGCGCTGATGAAGAAGATGAGGATGATGGAGTAAGCCCTATATGGAAAAAAATGAAAAAGTATATTGATCTTGGACATGCTAGGTTAGCGTATAGAGATAATGACGTATTAGTTTATATTCCAGATACTATAGAATCTAGTTGTGACCCATTAGGTAATTTAGCTTCATGGTGTACGAGAAGAGAAGGGAATTCTTATTTTAAATCTTACCGAGAAGGGAATAAAAAACCAGATGGTAGTAATTCAGATTTATATGTAGTTATACCTAAAGAAGTTTTTGAAGGTGATGACGTTGGTGGGAGGTTTCCATTACAATTCCATTTTGAAACTGGACAATTACATGATAAAAACAATTCATCTATAGAAAATGATTTTAATAATTTAATGAGTAATTATAGTGGGGCAAAGGAATTCTTTAAAAGAGAGTTAGGGGTATTAGCAACTGGAGATATTGAGCAAGGATCTGGATTAATGGATAGTAGGTATTTAAAGTACCTTAATAAGTTCGGTGGTAAAGCAAAAGATGTAATGACTGATGCTACATATAAAAAAGGTGTAGAATCTATTAGAAAATTAGCATCAGAACAAACAGGACAACTTCAAAATAATAAGTATTTAAAGTGGTTAATGGAAAATACTGATGGTGTGCAAATAACGGATTATTTGGATCCTAGTGTGGAGGTATTAGATTTTAGTAATATGGAATTAACAGAGCTTCCAGACATCTCGAACTTCGTCAAGGTAACTAGACTTTCAGCTAATCAGTGTGGGTTAGTTAAATTACCACCTGTTAATTATTTACCTAAAAGTATTGAGGTTTTAACTATGACAGGAAATCAAATTAAAGAGGTTCCACTGAAAGATTATGGGACATTAACTAATTGTTTTGTAATGAATTTTGGTGACAACCCAGTTACAAAAATAAATGTGGAGGTACTGGAGAAATTGGTTAGGGAGGCGTTAGCTAGATTTGTATTAGCAAGTGTTAACTTAGATAATCTTTCACCTGAAAATCTTGCACAATATAGGAGGTTTGAGGAAGATCCCGATAGTATAGGATATTTAGTGGCGTAAATAAAATTTTTTTATTAATAACACTATATTTATAATATAAAATAACATACTTTATAAAAAACATTAATAATATGTCAAAAAGAAAGAAAAAAGTGGTTAGGTTAACAGAAACAGAAATGGTTAGCTTAATTGAAAACATCGTTAACGAAGTAAAAAGAGAAAAGAAAAGAGAAATTACAGAATCTAGAAATAGAAAACCTGTAAGTAGAAAACCAGTATCTAGAAGAAGAAGATAATCCAAAGTTAAAAAAACGTATGTCTAAAAATTTATCAGAAGAAAGAATTAGGATGAGAAAACTTATGGGGTTTACCTATGAGGATAATTCTCATGATGTATTGGCGGAACAGAATATTGGTAAATCTATAATTTCTGAACAGGGGGAAAAAGAAGAAGTTGGAGGAGAAGATTGTGTCACTATTAGTCATGTAGGGAGATTCCCAGTGGATGGTATTGCAGGGTCCGGTGCATTTACAACGTTTATGGATAAAATAGAGACCACTATTAAAGGTAATGCTAAATTAGCGGATAAAATTACAAAAGGTTTTGTATATGTAACAGATTTTAGTCTTATTGGTGGCGCAAGTAATCATTATGAGGGTCATTCTGTGACACCTGAAAAAAATAATGACCGTAAAAGTGATTATAGTGGACAAGATTATACTGAAGATAATAAGTCATCTCACTTTAAGAAAAATAAAGAATTATCAGTAAATCGAGCTAAAGGTTTGGCAGATGAATTAAACGGGGAGGATGGATTAAAACGTATTAATGTTCAATTCGATGAGGGTATTTTAGATAATGCTAAAAATAACGCACAAGGATATATTATAGATACAGGGGGAATTAATGATAAACCTAATAAATCAAGCTGGACAATTAATGGTGTAACATACCAACCCGGTCAAGTAGTTGAAGTTAGTATGACTATTTGTTACCAATCAGAAAAACAGGAGGAAAATCCTGAAACAGGAACCACAGAAACGGTAATAACCAAAGAACAGGTAACAGTACTAAAAAAGTGTTTTAATGGTGCCACAATTAAAGTAATTTATGACCCAAAAGATCTGAAGAAAAGAGGGCTTCCAGACCATAGTTGTAATAAAGCAGTTTATGATATATGGGCAAATGGTTATAAGATAAAAAGAACACCAACGTTAGATTACGCTAGTTTAAATAATAAAGGGTATTTAGATGATGCTGAGAAAGAAGGGCGGAAAAGGATAAATACGTTTACTTTAGAGATAGATGGGGTAAATAGTGAGTTCTTTAATGAGGATATTATAGGTAAACATAGTGGAAGATTAGTGATTACGGCAGCATGTAGGAAGACAAAAGCAGGGAAATGGAGATCAAAAACGTGGAAGTTAAATGGAAAGAAAATGGATCCAAGTGACTGTCATTATGGCGTAGGGAAAATAATAGTAGATACCGCTGAAGGAACCGACTCTAAAGTAGTGGTAACACCTAGTATGTGGGGAGTAGAGAAAAATGTTGCAGAATTTCCAGCTTGTGAAAATATAATTACTGAGTTAATGACTGATAAACCTAAAGTTATAGAAAAAATAAAAACTTGGTGGAAAAAAATAAATAGTAAATCGGATAAGGAAGAAACAAAAAAAGAAGTAACAAGATTCTAATCAACTTTATTATATAACATTTTAATTATTTCTTTATCCAATTCCGAATATTCAGTTACGGTAGAATACCCTTGATAAAAAATACTATTATCGTACTGGTATGTGTCATTCCCTAACCCTAAACATTGTGTTATTTCTTCGCGTAGTATATGTTTTTGTCTAATAGGGTTTTTTACTCTACCAATATCTACAAATGCCTCACCCCCATAAATATTATTATGTCTACCACAATATATAACACCAAAACCTTGAGTATTACCCTTTGTATGTTCATCAAATTCCATATTAATTTTAGAGAATTCTTTTCGTGTCCCTAAAAATAGTAATAGATTAGATTCATCATTATTAGTAGTTATCGATATATTGATAGGGCTAATAATGTCATTTAGTTCAGATACAACCTTTTCTAATTCTTCAATTAAATAATCTATTTTTTCTCCCTTAACAAATATTTTAACGTCTTTTTTGAATTTTTTATGTGATTTGGCACTGGAAGAGTATTCTCCATAATGAACTATCGTATCATAATAATTTATTATAGTTAGAGAATCTATTTGTGAAACCCCATTTAAAGAGGTTAATACGATTAATAATGTGATTAAGTTTTTCATAGTTGTTTGATTTAATACAAATATACGAAAAAAATTTGACTTTACCAAATATTATGCGTAATAATCTCTATTCTACTACTTTTACCTCTACCTTTTCCTTAACTTTACTATAAGAAATCATAATAGTTTGACCTTCCTTAACATTACCTTTTAATATTTCTTCCGATACAGGGTCTTCAACATACTTTTGTATTGCTCTATTAAGTGGTCTTGCACCATATTCTTCATCATAACCCACTTTCGCTAGAAAATCTTTTATGGATTTGGTTAGTTTAAGTTTGTAACCTATTTCTACCATTCTTTCTTGTAGTTTAGCAATCTCTAGTTTTACTATTTGAGCTATTTCTTCTTGATTAAGTGAATTAAATATAACAACATCATCTAACCTATTTAAAAATTCTGGTGGAAAATGTTTTTTAAGTTCTTTCTTTAATACATTTTTTCTATTTTCATCTGAATCACCTTCTAACATTTTAGTTGTGAAACCTAATCCAGTACCAAAATCTTGGAGTTTCTTTGCCCCCACATTTGATGTCATTATTATCACACAATTTTTAAAGTTAACTTTCCTACCTAAACTATCTGTTAATTGCCCATCATCCAAAAGTTGTAACAATACATTATATACATCTCTATTGGCTTTCTCGATTTCATCAAATAATAATATTGAGTAGGGCTTTCTTCTAACCTTTTCGGTTAATTGACCACCCTCATCGTGTCCTACATATCCTGGAGGTGCGCCAATTAATCTTGAAACTGTATGTTTTTCTTGATATTCCGACATATCAATTCTTATTAGTGATTCCTCATTACCGAACATATACTCCGCCAATTTTTTTGCTAAATGTGTTTTCCCAGTACCGGTCGGTCCTAAAAACATAAATGTCCCAATAGGTTTCTTTGGGTTTCTAATACCTACCCTATTTCTTCTTAAAGATTGGGATATTTTAACAATGGCACTGTCTTGTCCAATTACACTACCTTTCATATCACTTTCCATATTTAATAACCTCTTCCCTTCATCTTCACTTAATCTACTTAATGGTATCCCTGTCATAATGGAAACCACATCACTAATATCTTCTGGTGTTATAATGGTTCTTTTTTTATTTAATTTATCTTTCCAAACCTCTTTCTCCTCTTCAAGTTTTTCAGTTACTTGTCTTTCTTTATCCCTAAGTTTTGCAGCCTCCTCATATTTTTGATTCCTAACCACATCATTTTTTTCTTCTTTTATGTTAGTAATTTCACCTTCTAATTTATTGATAACTTCAGGGGGTTTTGCGTTAACTTGTGATCTAGCACCAGCTTCATCCATAAGATCAATTGCTTTATCAGGAAATTCTCTGTCAGTAATATATCTATCTGATAGTTTAACACATTGTACAATTGATTCTTCTAAATAAGTTGCCTTGTGATATTCTTCATAAGAATCTTTTATTCTATTTAATATTGTAATCGTATCTTCTACTGATGGTGGGTCAACTATCACTTGTTGGAATCTTCTGGTGAGTGCACCATCCTTTTCAATGTGTTCCCTAAAATCATCTAATGTGGTTGCACCAATTATTTGTAAATCACCTCTAGATAGTGCTGGTTTAAATACATTTGCTGCATCCATTGATCCTGAAGCATTTCCTGCACCAACCATATTATGTAACTCATCAATGAATAATATAATATCATCAGTGTTCATTAATTCATCAACAACACCCTTAATTCGTTCTTCAAATTGACCCCTATATTTGGTTCCTGCAACTAATGAAGTTAAATCTAAAGAAATAATTCTTTTATCTAATAGTGTTCTTGGGGCATCTCCCTCATATATTTTTAAAGCTAAACCTTCAATGATTGTTGTTTTACCGACACCTGGGGGTCCAATTATAACAGGGTTATTCTTCTTTTTTCTTGAAAGTATTTGTGCAACTCTTTGTATTACATCATCTCTACCGATAACTGGGTCAATATTTCCTTCTGATGCTTTTTTTGTTATATCATCAGAAAAATTATCTAGTATAGGTGTATTAGAAGTTGTTTTTCCTCTCTTCTTGGATGGTCTATTAAATATTTCTTCTGGGTCATTAGCAGATTCAAAAGCATTATCCATATTATCGATTAATGATTTTTTAATTGTATTTTTGTAGTTTTTATAGTTTACCCCCATAGAGTTTAAAATTTTTGTAACATTATTTTTTTCTTTTAGTGTGGATAATAAAATATGGGTGGTGTCTAAATAAGATTCTTTTAATTTATCACATTCATTTTCTGATCCCTTCATTATCTTTTCTGTATGTGCGTTCATTGGAATGTGTTTGATTATCGTTCTACCATCATCTTTCTTTTTTACTATACCCTTCTCTAACTTTCTATGTAAATCATCAATATCTATGCCCATCTCTAAAAGAAATTTTATTGATTCATTGTTAAAATCGTTTATTAACGCAATGATAATATGTTCTATCTTTATTTCGCAATCATTATAAAGTTTGGCTTCATCGATTGACTTGTTTATTATTTTTTTTACTTTCGGTAATACTTTTCTCATGACTAAATTTGTTTTTTTAAATAAATATTATTATGTTTGTTAATAAATTCATATATAAAATATAAATAATGAAAGACAAATATAAACTTTATTTAGGAGAAACAAAAGAAATAATTTCTAAAATGGTGGAAAAGAACGAATTAGTGGATATGATATTCACTTCACCACCCTATTATTCGTTCAGAAAAAATTATAGTGGTAACGGAGATGGATCTGTCGGATCCATACATGTGGACGAGTATGCAGATTGGCTTTTAGAATTTACAGAAAAGTTTTTACAAGTATTAAAACCTAATGGTAGTTTTTTCCTAAATATTAACGACAAAATCGAAAATGGTGTTGTTCACCCAGTATTAGATGAATTAAAATATAAGATGAGTAAACAAGGTTGGTACTTGGTTGCAAAACCTTATATATGGTTTAAAAAACAATCTATGCCCACTAATTGTAAATACAGAGCAATTGATAGGTATGAGTATGTGTTCCATTTTTCAAACTCTACTAAACCAAAATTTAGAGCAACTAATTGTAGGACACCCCATTCTGAAGTTACAAAAAGAAGAATGAAGCGACCAGTACCAACAATCAATTCTAGAGATGGGGTTTATGAACACACAAAAATTAAATTAAATTCTGATGGGGCATTACCACATAATGTTGTTATTACACCCGCAGAATCTAACCCCAGTGTATTACACCCAGCTCCTTTTCATGTGGATTTAGCTGAATGGTTTATTAAGGTAGGGTCAGATATCAACGACATTGTTTTAGATCCGTTTGCTGGGTCTTCAACCACAGGTGTGGCAGCAATTAAAAATGAAAGAAAATACGTTGGTATTGACTTAGTAGATTTTAATATTAACTTTGGGGAAAATAGAATAAAACATTTGTTAAAAACTGGAGATTGTTATATACCTAAAAATAAATTAACAACTTATGGTATTGATGTAAACTATTATAAGGTAAAAGGTAAAAACATCAATAACCCATAATGTCATTTTGACATAAAAACTAATATGGTATATGTTTTGACAATGGATTATTAAATTTCAAATAATAATAAAAAAATAAATTAAATTAAAAATGCGAAGAGATTTTAACGAAATAATAAAAGATTTGTTTACACATGACGATTACTTATGGAGTAACTCCACAATAACACCCTTTTTAAATAGGATCACTGAAAATAATCCTTTACGTAAGGATAGAGATTATGCTCAAAACCTACCACCTACCAACATTTATGAAGATGAGTGGTCGTATAGGTATGAGTTATCAACACCAGGGTTTATAAAAAACAATTTATCTGTGGAACTAGATAATAGTGTTCTTACAATAAGAGGTGAACGAAAAAACACTAATAAAAAAGAAACTGGTGAATATATTGCTAAAGAATACCACTCCAATAAATTTTATAGGTCATTTAATTTACCTGAAAATATTGTTGCAGATGAGATACACGCAAAGGTAGATAATGGAATTACTACTTTATTTATACCAAAAGAAAAACCAACAAAGACCAAAAATTTAACAAAAACTATAGAGATATCTTAGCGTATCTAATATATTTAAAATAATATTTAAGCCATACCTTTACAGGTGTGGCTTTTTTATTATATTTATTTTAACAAAAATTTGATTTTTAAATAAAAAAAATATATAATTATATAAGTTATGATACCATCAGCACCAAAGTTTAAAAAAATAGTATTACTAATAAAAAATGAAAATAGTAGTGATCCAGATATAAAACCCACAATTAGGGTTGAGCATAGTGATTGTGCAATGATCATAACTGGAGATTATGTTATTATAACAGAAGATGAGACTGGTAACAATATTGATACACCTTCAACAGTAAAGGGGAAAATATATGTATTAAAAGAAATAGACTCATATAAACTTTTTAAAAATTAAATTATGGTTTTAAATAAACACGAAGAGAATGGAGCAATCGAAAACTTGTACGATTCAAGTAATATACTAGCTTCAAAGTACGATATCAGAGGTAAGAAGTTGGCAATAATTTTTAATAGTGGTAGACAATATTTGTATCATGATGTATCAAGAAATGATTATGATGTATTTGAGGGTGCTGAAAGTCAAGGAAAAATTTTACATTCAACGATTAAAAAATATAAAGTAGAGAAAGTAGTGGACATTGTTGACACTACTTTAATTATCGAGCAGATACAAACACTGAAAAATTCATAAATGGAATCAAATAAAAATCAGAGATTATTATCTAAACTATATGAATGTCAAGAAATAATTCTTGCATTGAGTGGTGACACTATTAGTGAACAACATATTTTAATGTCTGAAATAATAAAAGAATTAGAATGTGATATAATAGAAGATATTGGCTATATAGGGATTTAAAAAATAAATTAAAATGAAAAATAATATAACAATAATATTAACACTACTATCTTTAAACCTAATAGGTCAGATAAACTATGATGTATATAGGGTAGTTGCTCACAGCAATGAAATGTATGTGCATTCAATTTCAAACACAATTAAAGTACCCCAAGAACATGCTATATTTGTTCCAAATGTATTCTCACCTAATAATGACGGAATAAATGATTATTTCCGGGTGATGGGTAAAGGTTTAGATCATATTACAATCGAAATATATAATAGATGGAGTCAACAAGTATTCGAAGCACCTCACTTAACAGAGATTTGGGATGGGACATACCGAGGTAAACAATGCCCCATCGGAACATATGTATACCAACTTAAAATAGATAAAAAAATATCCCATTCAGGGACAGTAACATTAATAAGATGAAAGAAGTAGTAATATTTAGTTGGGTATTTGCAGGTGTTATATGTGTTTATGCGTATTATGTTAAACATAAGAAAAACCAAAACAATTAAATCACCATTAAATAATTAATTTCCCCAATAACTTTAATTTAATAATTAATGTGAGTATTTATTATAAAAATACTTATGCGAATTAAAAGATTAAAAGAACAAGAGGTAAGTGATATAATCGCCAAAGAAAATATTGACTTATCATCCTTTAAAGTAAAAAAAACATTAAACCCAAAAGTATTCGACAAGGATAAAAAAATGCATAGTGATGTTCGATCTAGGTTACTGATGATTGCTGATGATTTTTTTGAAACTTTGGATATCGGTTGGGTTGATCTGGATGATGTTATATTAACTGGTAGTTTAGCTAATTATAATTGGTCAAAATTTTCAGATGTTGATCTACATATATTACTACAATTTGAAGATGTGGATGAAAATGTGGATTTGGTTAGGGAATATTTTAACTCAAAAAAGAATTTATGGAATGAAAAACATTCTATTACCATAAAAGGTTATGATGTGGAATTATATTTACAAGATACTCATGAATCACATGTTTCTAGTGGTGTGTATTCTGTAATGTGGGATGGATGGGTTGTTAAACCAGAAAGAGGTGATAAGAAAATAGATGCGAAAAAAGTAAGTGAAAAAGTTAATAGTATTGTTGATGCAATTAAACATGTTTATGAGATGTATAAAGATGGGGAGTATGATAAAGTAATTAGAAGTATAAAAACACTTAAAGAGAAATTAAAGAAAATGCGACAAGCCGGATTGGATCGTGAAGGTGAATATTCTTTTGAGAATATTGCATTTAAAGTTCTTAGAAGAAGTGAGTATCTAGATAAATTAACTACAATAGAAACTAGGGCGTATGATAATTCATTAACATTGGATGAATCTATAAAGCTTATAAAGTATTAATATATAACTATTTTATGTTTTTTTATTAAAAATGCAATATTTATTAATAAAATAAAAGAATGGGAACATATTTAACGGGAACATATTCAGTAATTCATACTAGTGGTACTACAGATTTTAATAATTTCGTATATAGTGCGGTGTATTTTAATACTACAGGGCCATTTACAATAAATGGTACCAACGTAGTTGGGTCAATAGGTGAAACATTAGATATTGTTGTAGATGAAAATACTACAATATTATCTACAGATTTTCTTTTGTTAGGAAATCCAATTGCACCACAAACAAAAGTTCAAACTGGTTTAATATCTGGTGATTCACATAACGAAGTGTGGCAATTTGTAAATATAAAAACTGGATTACCAACAAACGGATAAAAATTAAAATTAAAAATATAAAAAATAAAAAAATGAGAAAATTTACAAACCCAAAAACTCTAAAAGGTCAAGATAAAATCAATAGGATTACTGATCTAATGAGTAGAATGACAACACTAAATGAAAGTACTTCACTTTCAGAAATAGATTTCATAAAAAAGGGACCAAATGGAATTGTTTATGGTATTATTAGAGAAAATCATAACTACTTTATTAAAACAACTGAAAAAACATCTGGAACATTAATTGCAGAAGATTTTGAATACGTTGGTGGTGCTAAAAATAAATACATTGAAAGGTATAATACATATACTGAAGCATTAAAACAATTAAATATGAAATTTGATATGTTGAATGAGTCATATGGTATTGAAGTGGGATCAAATCTTTTTGAATCCGATGGTCATGAGATTCAGGTATCCAACGCTAGTGGGGTAGTAGTTAAAGAGACTAAGGTTTCTGACCCCGATAATGATGATGATGGTAAATTAGAGTTAATAAATGATGAAGAGGAAGATGTTGAAGAACAAAAGCAAGTAATTAGGGTAAAAACACCAAAAGCGCCAGTAGAAGATACAGTAGAGGTAGATGAATTTGCGATGGATGATATGGAAACTGCTGAAGGTGGTGGAGAAGACCCATTCGCTGCTGAAGATGGTGGAGAAGGAATGGATGATGAAGGAATGGATGATGAAGGAATGGATGATGAAGATGGGGACGAAACAACCAAAAAGATACAAAAACTTACTGGAAAAGTCACACAACTAATGAGAGATATGGATGACCCTGATTCGGAGTTAGATAAATACGTCATTAACTCAGTTATTTCAGCAATTGATTTTGAAGAAATGGATGAGGAAGATGTTGAAGATGTTATTGCTAAGATTGAGGGTGAAGATGAAGAAGCTGGAGAAGGTGATGAATTTGATACGGAAGAGGTTGATGTTGATTTAGATGTAGAAGAAGTTCCTGAAGGTGAACCGTCAGAAGATCAAATTACTGAAGATTCTGAAGGTAGGGAAACTTTTGACTATGGTGAGGATGAAGGTCACGACCATAAAGAAGAAGAAGATTTAAAAGAGAAAGAAGAAATGTCACCACAAGATAGGATTAGTGAAATAAAAAAACATCTTGAAGCCCTTGAGTCTGATATGTCTTATGATGAAGACCATGAAGATAGAGAAGAAGAAGGTACCGAATTTAACGAATCAAGGTCATTTTCCAAAAAACAATTAATGGAAACATTTTTAAGAAAAAATGTTAAAAATTCACTAAAAAAAGTTTTAAAAGAAAACCACTCAATGTGTGAAGAATGTTTGGGGGAAGGTTGTGAGTCTTGTATGGGAGAACATCATAATTTGTCAGATACTAATTATGGTAAATATAATAGAAATGAATATATGTTAGAAGATGACGATATGGATATGTTGGCTGGGGATGATGTACATGAAGATATAGATTATATGGATACTGAAATGTTAGGACAAGATGTTTTATACCGAACCGGAGAAGAACCTAAATTTGATAGGGATGGTGATGGTATATCTAATGAGTATGATGTAGATAGTAACGATGATGGTAGTATAGATTACGGAATGGGTAATAAAATGTATGATTGGCCAGAACGCACTTTTGGTAGAAAGGGTGATAGGGATTCTGACGGTATCCCAAATACAAACGATGACAATCCTGGAACACCTAGTTGGGAAGATGACGGAGATGATTTTATAGAAATAGATTTTGAATCGTTGATGGGAAATGCTCCGGTTAAAGAACCGGGTGTCGCACCACCAACAACTACACCAAGTACCACACCAGGTAAACCAAGATGGAAAAAAATTAGGAAACCTGAACCAGGTACACAGGGAAAACCTAAAGCAGAAGTAGCAAGAAGAAAAGCTACTATACGAAAAGGAAGAATGTATTAAAAATGAAATTAGTATATATAAATAAAATAGGTCAAAACTGGAAAGGAAACTACATTTATGAGTTTCTTTTTTCAGATATAATAAAAGATATTGACGGAGAGGGATGGGATTCGTACCCATCTTCAGGTAACCCTGAACCACCAGAAGTAAAATTTATTAAAGAGACTGGGGTGTTAAATACTACATTAAAACTGGATTTGGTTCAAGAATCCGATTCATTTGCAATGTGGGACGCAGTTGATGGTGTTGTTTCTATGGCTTGGGAAAATATGGAAGGATATGATGAATATCCAGAAAAAAGATTATTCTTTTCTTTCGGGGAGGATATTAAATCAGTAAACGATAAACTATATGAAAAAGATATAGTATTAAACTATAATAAAGAATTAATAAACACATAAAATGAAAAAGAAAGTTAAGATATTTGGTAAGGAAATTAAGCGGGCAACCAGACGTAAATTAATGGAGAATGTTATGGAAAACTGGGAAATGAAGGACACTTACAGTAAAAAGAAATATAAACAAACCCCTAGAGAAGGTGGTATTGAGAATGTATTTGGTCAATATGCTGAAGATATGGATCCTGCGGTAATTAGATACATGAGAAAAAATCCCGATGCGATTCTAAGAAGAATGGCTAAGTTGTATCCAGAAATTTATATGAGACACCTACCAGAACAATCACCAGTTATGGATGATTGGGAATTTGAAGAAAAAGGGGTAGACATAGTAGATGAAACATACTATGGTTTTGAAAACTCTGGAGATATACCTAGTAATTTCAAACCAGAACAAGATGACACAGTAAAAGTGGGTCCAAATGCAGTTAAAACAGAAAGTAAGATTAAAACTGTAACAGTTAATGAAATTAAAAAAATGTTAGGTAGAAAATCAAAAAAGAAGAATAAATTTAGAAGATAAAATGAAAAAAAAGGATATTATAAAAAGTTTAATATCTGAAAAGTTTGCATCCAAAGCACAACAAGCTTATCTTTATGCAAATGAGCCCGATATTGCAGATGAATTTGCTTCTACAATGACCGATGAAGATTACGATGAATTACCCCAAAAAGTTAAGAAAAAAAAGAAAGGGAGTAAAAAATCTAAAAAAGAATCCATCAATCCCAGAATGAAAAAAAATGATTTACTGGAATATATAAAAAATTCATCAGTTAAAAAAAAAAGTAAGATAGTTGAGTCTCGGTATGATTTTCCTTACCTAAGAGAGGTAGACCCACAAGAACGAAGGGATATAATGAAATACTTTGAGATGATCCGACAAAGTGGGATTGTTAATATGTTTCAATCACCCCCAATACTTAATTGGGCAAAAGACGATCTACATAGATTTTTATATGGAGAAAGAAATGATCCAGAATCTATTGAGAGGAGTATTGAGGAAGAAGAATATGATAATGAAGATGGGGAAAATGATACTACTATCTCCATATTAAAGGAAAGGTTAGTAACTATAAACTATTTATTAGATAATAAACAAAAGATTAGAGATATATTAATCCGAGCTGCATTTAACAGAATAGATAATACCAATGGTAACCATGAAATGAGAAATGTACAACATATATTCGAAAAGATGGCTAAAGAATCTTGGCAGTTTTGGGTTGGTATACAAAGTATAAAATAAAACAATAACTATGAGAAAGAAAATAAATAGAATAAACGAAATTACTAAACTAATAGTAAAGAAACATTTAAGAGAAGCAATAGAATACGACCCATCTCATAGAGAAAGAATGGATCAAAGTATTGAACAAAGTTTAGGTCAAGACACTCACCCATTTGGTGGTAGTCCTTCATTACCAGGTACTGGAACATCTCAAAAATATTCAGAAAAACTTGCTAGTAAAAGATTTAAAGATATTGTTAATATGGTTAAAAGATATCATGGGGTAGAAAATATTGATATGGGGATGATGAGACAAATGATGCAAATTATGCAACAAGTTGGGGAAATTGAACAATCAAAAAAAGCACAATTAGAGCAGTTGGCAATTGATATAGTAAGTGAGGAGTTTGATATACCGGAAGATATGTTAAGACCAAATCTAGTTCCACCCGGATCAGAATTAAATTTAGATGATGATAATGAGGAAGAAGGAGAAGAGGGTGAAGAAGAAGAATTCAAACCTAAAAGTGCTGAAAGAATGAAAGAATTAGATTCTGAAGTTGCTAAAAGAAATTCACTTAATGCTATGATGCAAGGGGCAGCAAAGAAAGGTCACTATATATTCCATCAAGTTGCTGATGAATTAGATAAGATAGACCCTCGTTTAATGGGTCTTTATGGTAAATTAATGTCATTGGCAGATTACCAATATTGGTTAGTTCCAGAAAGTGCTATGGGTAGTGCTATTGGTGGAACAGAAAAAATTAAATGGGAAAAACCAAAAAAACCTGAAGATGAAGAAGAAGAAGAAACAGGTATAAAGGAAGAGGAAGAACCTATAATAGAAGCTAAAGCGTGGATATTCCCTCTTTTAGTACATGAATTAATCAAAGGGGTTATGGAGTTAGCTGCAATGGATTGGGGGAGAAAACATATGGATTCCGATGAACTGAAACATGTTATTGGTAGAGCTGATACTATTAGTGGTGAAATATGGGGAATGAGATTGGGTCCAGGAATGTGGGAGAAATTTCTTGAATGTATTAATGATGAGGATTATAAGATAAAACATTGGTTATTCCAACAACTATCTCAGTTACCTGCAGATAAATTTCATAGTTTTATGAAAGAAATACTATCCTCTACTCATGAATGTGAAAAAGTAATTGACCACCTAAGAGAACTACATCAAGAAGATGAAAATGATAGCTTAGAAGATATTGTAACAGGCGATGAAAATACTTTCGATGCGGGATTAGATGATTTATTAGATGATGTGGGTATTGCACCTTCACCACAAGAAGATACTCCCGAAGATACGGCAACACCAGAAGATGTCGATTATTCTGAAATGTCAAAATCTGAAATCCAGAAGTTAATAGATGATGCTTTAGATGCGGGTGATATTGATATGATGGATAAGTTATACAAGTATTTGTAAATTTTTAATACTAAAATAAAAAAACTGTAAAGATAATATTAGAATCCCATCAAGGTGGGATTTTTTTATATACATAAGATATTTATATAAAAAATAGATAGGATACCCCAAAGGTGTGAAATTAACATTTAAAAATATAATTACAGAAGATATTAGGAAATCCCCTAAACTAGAGAATGCCATTTTTAAATTTCTTAAAAGGAAGGACGTTTGGCGAGGGAGAACAGAAGACGAAGATAAAAGTAGTTTGCAAGCTTCTGATGATGTAGAAAAAACATTTGGTTTGGATGAATGGGATGCTAAGTTTTTTACATTTAAATGGTTAGTTAATAATGGTTACGACACTCTAGATAGTGATGGTGAGATTGATTATTGGGTTAAAAGTACTGATGACAAATATCAATTTTTAAAAGATACTGGATGGTGGGGTAAATTTTATAAACCATATAAATTTATAGATGTAGTAGAGAAGGGTGAAGGTAATCAAAAATTTATCCTTGTAGATTCTTATTATGAATTTAAACCATTATTTGATAATGAATGGATAAGTGATGCAATTTTTGGTGGCGATTATGTTGAGATATTTGGGTGGTATAACTACCCGCTAGAAGAAATGTGGGATAGCCTTGATGATAAAGGGTTACAATCTATAATAGAAGTTCTCCCTTCATATACATCCGAAGATGATTTATTTCATAACGCCCCTGAATCGTTTTTAGATGTAGTTGACCCAGATACCGGTAGTATCCCAATGGATAGAAGAACAATAAATTTTATTAAAGATGGGGATACCTCTTCATTACTTTATGATTTGATTAATGAGTTAGATGAATTTGATGAATTAAAAAGTGATATGGTAAATCTTTATAATGTAGCATATAATGATGCTGCACATTCAGAATTATTCAAGGGTGCAATGTCAGAGTTGGAAAGTTTTTTCGGGGGCAACCCAAAATGGGTGCAGGTTCCGGGTCCAGATAAAAATAATGAGTTAAATATGTTAGAAATCCCCATCAAACAAGAAGATTATGACAATTTATATAAAGAATGGTTGGACACCTTTTCAGATTTCCCAGAACATTCTTATTCAGAGTATATAGAATCGTGGGGAGAGGTATTAAGAGAAAGTGGGGATGAGCTGAGATTTCCTGACTTACAATATTTTTATCCAGACCATAATATAGTGAATGATTATTTTAATGATTCATTACGAGATAATTTATATGGTGGTAACTAATATTTATTAATATGAAGATTATAATAACAGAGTCACAACATAGGAGAATAGTAAAGGAAGAAACCAAACAGATGGAATTGGCCAATAAAGTAAAACAAGGGTTGTCAAGTGCAGACCTAAAAACAACTATGTATGAAATCACTACCTTATATTCATATAGTGAAGAAGAAATTATTAATAATTCAGTGTTAATGGAGTTAGTTAAAGAGAAAATGTTAAAAGAAATAAAGGATAATTACTATATATCTAAAGATTTAAGAGATAAGTATGGAAACTATTTTGGTTTGGTTGGGCAAAGCGCAGCTAAAGAAATCGTTCAAGGTGGGTCAAACCCTTATTCTAAGTTTTTGCAATTAGATGCGGTTTTAAAAACTATACCCCGTGGTTATTCTATAACAGAATCAAGTATAGAGATAGTAAAAGAAATGAGAGATGGGTTAACTTATGATGCGATACAATATCTTTTTGATAACTTTGAAGTCGCTGGTGCAATTAAAAGGGCATCAATTATGAAAGATAGGTCGGGTAATTATGATGAAATATACCCCTACGTTAAAGAATGGGCGATTAAACATGGTATAACCTTATTTGAGAAACATAGGGGATTAACATTTATAAAGAAAGATGGTATGATGCAGTCTTTGGTTAACTACCTAAAGGATGTTAACCCCAAAACGAAGTCGGGATTTTTGGATTATATTAACTCCAGGGGGAGATCAACAGGTCAACATGCGTATTTTTGGAAAGCAGCCCAAGAATCTGGAATTATTACCCCTGTTAGAAATGGTAGACAGATTACCTATCAGTTAGGTCCCAATTATGAAGCTTGGAAAAACGATAATTTAGTTGCATTTTAATAGTTTTATTCACATTTTTATATTTATTAGTAAACTAACCTTATGGATAGAGCAGAAAAATTAAAAATATACGCACGTTGTTTAGGTGACCCTACATATGCAATTGAAACGTTTTTGAAAACATATGATTTAACACAAAAAGGATTTGTTCCCTTTAAGTTATATATTAAACAAAAAAAAATAATAGAATCATATGAAAACCACAATAGAAATATTGTTACTAAACCTCGTCAGGCAGGTGTATCTACTACTACTGCTGCATATATCGCAGTAAAAATTGCTTTCGGTGACCCTAATAACCCTTGGAAAGTATTGGTATTAGCAAATAAACAAACTTTAGCCCAAGAATTTCTTAAAAAAATAAAAGATTTTTTAGATCAAATGCCTGCATGGGTATGGGGAGTAAAAGAAGGTGACTCATATTTAGATATTGAAGCTAAGGGACATATAAAAACAAAGGGCACAAAATGTGAGGTTAAAGCTTTGGCAACATCTAAAGATGCTCTTAGGGGGTATACCCCTACATTCTTAATAATGGATGAAGCTGCGTTTATCGATAATGGTGCTGAGGTATTTGGTGCTGCATTAACCTCTTTGGGTACTGGTGGTAAGGTAACGTTAATATCAACACCTAATGGGCAAGATGCGTTATATTATAGAACGTATGACGGTGCAAAGAAAGGGGACAATAATTTTAAAATTATTGAAATGAGGTGGCATGAAGATATAAGATATAATAGAAATTTAAGGTGGTTAAGGGGTGAGGAAGAAATAATTGTTTGTGAAAGTATCGGTAGAGAAAAATTAAGATGGGAATATAGTGGTAACACATATGAAACTGATAGTATCCACATAGATGATTACACTATAATGGTTAAAGATGGATGGAAAGCATCCTCCCCATGGTATGAAGAAATGTGTAGGGATATGAATGGGGATAAAAAACAAATAGCCCAAGAATTAGATGTGTCATTTGTTAGTTCTGGTGGTAACGTTATAGATGATGAATATATCGAATACCAAAACGATAATTATGTTAAAGAACCAAAATATATGGCAGAAATGGAAAAATCTATGTGGATATGGAAAGAACCAGAAGAGGGTCATAAATATATTATGGGTGTGGATGTATCTAGAGGAGATGGAAAAGATAGTTCCACTATAGTAATATTAGATTTTGATGGTTTAGAACAGGTTGCAGAATTTCAATATAAACTACCACCTGATTTATTAGCGGAAATAGTTTATAAGTATGGTAATCTTTATCAAGCATATACTGTTGTAGATATAACTGGTGGTATGGGGGTTTCTACAGTAATGAAACTTCTAGAAATGGGTTATAAATATCTTCATTATGATGACCCTAAAAGTAGAAGCTTAAGTGAAAAATACGCAAAAAGTGTATATAAACAAGGTGATAAGGTTCCAGGTTATAATGTAGGGAACACAAGGTTACAAATGGTTAGTGATTTAGAAGAGCATGTAAGAGAAAGTAAAACAATTATTAGATCAGTTAGATTGATTTCTGAATTAAAGACTTTTGTGTATAGAAATGGTAGGCCAGATCATATGGATGGGTATCATGATGATATAATTATGGCATTGGCAATGCCAATATTTATTGTACAAACAACATTTAAAAAATTAAAAGCCATAGAAAAACAAACAAAAGCAATGTTAGATAGTTGGGTTACTGTGTCTAGTGGTAATGAAACAGATAAAATAGATAAACCCCACGTTAACCCTTTTTATACTAACACCCCAACGTATCACCCAAAAGAGGCATCTAACGGAAATAATGATAAAGGTGAATTTAATTGGTTATTTGGGATTAGATAATATTTATTTTTAATAGATATTTATTATAATGGTAAAACAATATATAAGATAAGATGGCAAAAAAAACAATATTTCAACAGTTAGGAGACTTATTTGGTCCTGAGATAAGTCAGAAACAAAGTAAATCCAGATATTCATTAGGTAATGAAGAATTACTTAAAACACAATCTAAAGAAGAATACGATCATAAAAAGTTGCAAATGCAACAAAATAAATATCTTTCTGATATGTGGTCTAAGGTTGATAATGAGATATATCAGCACTCGATATATTATGAAACTACACGATTAGCTTCATATGCAGATTTTGAAGGGATGGAATTTTTCCCAGAGATAGCAGCGGCATTAGACATTTTTATGGAAGAATCTACAACTCAAAACGGGGAAGGTAGAATTTTAAACATATTTTCAGAAAGTAAAAGAGTTAAAAGAATATTACAAGACCTATTTTTTAATAGGTTAGATATACACACAAATTTACCTATGTGGGTAAGAAACACATGTAAATACGGTGACAATTTTTTATTTTTAAATATAGATGGTGAAGAAGGTATAACCAACGTAAAACAATTACCCAATATAGAAGTAAGTAGAAAAGAGAATGATGGGTTCGGTGAAAATTCTAGTCTTGAAACTGAGGATAAATTTAACCCAGTTAAATTTGTATGGAGTAATAAGGATATAGAATTTAATGCTTGGCAAATAGCACATTTTAGATTATTGGGTGATGATAGGAGATTACCTTATGGTACGTCAGTATTAGAAAAAGCGAGAAGAATTTGGAAACAATTACTTCTATCTGAAGATGCAATGTTAATATATAGAGTAACTAGGGCACCAGAAAGAAGGATATTTAAAATATTTGTTGGTAATATCGATGAGGCAGATGTTCCAGCATATATTAATAAAATTGCAGATAACTTTAAAAGAAGTCCAGTTATAGATCAAAAAACAGGTCAAATAGATACTAGATATAATCAAATGGCTCAAGATCAGGATTATTTTATACCTGTTAGAGACCCTAACGCCCCTAGCCCCATAGATACTCTTCCTGGTGCAACTAACTTATCAGAAATTGCAGATATACAATACCTACAGAAAAAATTGTTTACAGCTCTTAGAGTACCTAAACCATTTTTGGGTTTCGAGGAGGTGACTGGTGAAGGTAAAAATTTAGCACTACAAGATATTAGATTTTCAAGGACAATAAATAGAGTACAACAATCGATAATACAAGAATTAAATAAAATCGCAATTATTCATTTATATGTTTTAGGATTAGAAGATGAATTAGAAAACTTTACGTTGTCACTTAACAACCCTTCTACTCAAGCGGATATGTTAAAAACTGAACAAACTCAATTGAAGGTAACTCTTTATAAGGATGCAGTATCAGATGCAGGTAACGGTTTTGGTGCGTATTCTATGACTAGAGCTAAAAGAGATATTTTAGGGATGAGTGAAGAAGAAATAAGAAATGATTTAGAACAACAAAGAATGGAAAAAGCTGCATCTGCAGAAATGGAACAAACTTCTACTATAATTAAGAAGACTGGTATATTTGATAGGGTAGATACTTTATATGGTGAATTCGGTACAACACCAACTAACGCAGCTGGTGAAGAAGGTGGTGATGACATGTCCGGTGGAGATGAATCATTCGGTGGTGGGTCAGACTTTGGTGGTGGCGGGTCAGACTTTGGTGCTGAAATGGAAGGTGGTGCAACCGCAGAAGCGGGAGCTGAAGCTGGTGCAGCAGAAGCACCGGTAGAATCTACAAATAAGAAAGGTGATTTAATAGTAGAGGAAAATAAATCCAAACTAACTAATAAAACCAAAAAATATCAAAACATTTATTTAAAAAGATTAATTGAGAGTATAGATAACGATCAAAACATAATTAATGTGGATAATGGTGTAGAAAGCATAAATTCTAAGATCGAACAAATGTCAAAAGAGATAGATGGTTTAATACGAGACGAAGAAAAATAGACCTTTTTATAAAATCTTAATATTTATTAATAAAAAAAGTATGAATAACTTTGGAAAAATAAAAGATACCTTTAACTTAATTCTAACAGAATCTATCATTAAAAAAGATAGTGAAGGTAAAAAATTATTTATTAGTTACTTGAAAGAACTAAAAGAAAACAAATCATTAAAATCACAATTTTTACTATATAAGAATTTAAGTGATAAAAAATTTATTAATGAGTCTGATGCCAAATACTATATTAAAGAAAATATCGAACTATTAAAAAAATTAGATAAAAAAGAAATTAATAGTGGGTCAAAAAAATTAGTATCTTTATTAGAGGGTAAAGAATTAGTTAAAGAAAATATAGAATTATATAACCATATTAATGTATTAGTAGAAACTAAAAAAACAGCTTCCTCTATAGATAAAATTCAAGAGTCAATTAATTTCATCACAAGAAAGATGATGGAAGTAGATGAAGAAGAAGTTGAACAATATGAATCTCTAAATTTACCACCTAGTGTATTAACTAAATTGGCAATTAATAGATTTAATTTAAAATATTCAGATATTACAGAAAGTGAAAAAAAAATAATCAAATCAGTTTTAAACGGCACAGATGAAAACAAAGAAGATGTGTACGTAAACCTTAAAAAAGAATGTATTGATTTAATCGATAGTAAATTAAATGAAAATACTGATTTGGATATGAAAGATAAGTTACTCAGAGTAAAAGACAAACTATTGAGTATGGCTTATAATCCAGATGAATATGTTGGTGACATCGATAAGGTTTACCAACTTAAACAATCAGTGGCCACTGATTAGAACCAATAACAATTATATAAAAACGTGATTATGAAACAATTAATTTTAATGTTTGCGCTATTTGTTTGTTCTTTTGCAGGTTTTTCTCAAGAAAAGGGATCAACTCAATTAAGTACTTTATCAATATCTTCAACAGAAAATGTTATTAATGTTTCCTCTCCTAGTATTACTCATTTTTTCTTTGAAAATGTGGGAATTACTTTAGGTATGGCAAACTTTGATGATATCAATGTTGGTGCGAGGTATTATGTTAAAGATAACAATTTTGCATTCGCTGGTTATGGTACCAGTTCAGAATCTTTTGATTTAGGTCTAGGTAAGACCTATAAATGGAAAGATCATGTAAACATAGAACCAAGATTAACCCTTTCGGATGTTTTAAACGATGAAAGAAATCTAGGTCTAAGTATACATTTAAACTTAGTATTTTAACCAATAACAAAAATTAAAAAACAAAATTATGGAAAAGATATTTGGAAGTATCAAAACATTTTTCTCTGGAGTTACGGATCTCTTAATGACATTCTTAACTGTAGGTATCTTAGTACAAGTACTCTTCGGTGAAGCAGTATTTGGAATGGATGTAGTAGGTAATGTTACCGCTCTAATTGAATCTTTAGGAAACTCAGGATTCGTTGGACTGTTAGCAGTTGTCTTACTAGTGAAATTGTTAGATAAAAAATAGGTATATTTCAAAATAAACCAATGAGATTAAACCCACCCAATAAGGTGGGTTTTTTCGTGGTTGACAAACCTATATATATTTAGTATATTTTAATCATAAATAACATAAAAATAAAATATTATGAATGAAAAAAAGAGGAAAAGAAATAACTTTAGATGTAGATTCAAGTTATAAAGTAAGATTAGGTACGGTTGACAATAAAAACCCAAAGAGTATATACATTAGTTTATGTGCTTGGGGTGAGCCAATGAAAGAAACAGAAAATATAAATTATAATAGCGTAATAAGTAATTTAAGAAAACAAATAAAACATAATATAAATTCTACTATAGATGTAAATGACTTTCACACCGATAAATATATTGTAGATTTAGATATGAGATCTTCAGGTATAAGTGATGGTAAAAGAAGTTTTATGTCATGTGAAATAACACTATTTCAAAAAAACAATATATCAGTTACTAAACCAAAGATGATAAACACCGCAACTGACATCGTAAAAAATGTGATAGGTAGTTGTTTAGAAAAGCAAGAACATTTTACTTTTTATAAAACTAAAAAATAAAGTTTTTCTTAACATAGATATATTTATTAGTAAAGTATGTCACTATGTTAGAAATATTAAAGAGTAATGAAGTAAATAAAAAAGGTATTCTTGTAGAATACGATTCAGGATACATCTCTCCAAAAGATAATAAACATTTTATTAATGAGGTAAATAAATTAACCAAGGGTGGAACAATAGTTGAAACTCCTTTGGTTGTTTATGCTGTAATGCAGAAATATGGTGTTGAGAATAAGAACGAAAGGATATACCCTGAAAATATTTTAAGAAGAGAAGCAGAAAACTACCTTAAACTAATTAACGAAAGAAGAGCAATGGGTGAGGCAGATCACCCGGAGAGTTCAATAGTATCGATAAGTAGGATTTCACATAATGTCACAGAATTATGGTGGGAGGGAAATGTCCTAATGGGGAAATTAGAAATTATAATGTCACCAGGATTTGTCAACCAAGGGATTATTTCTTGTGAAGGAGATTTAGTTGCTAATTTACTACGTAATAATTTAAAGATGGGTGTATCTTCTAGAGGTGTAGGTTCCCTGGAGAAGGAGCATGGTAAAAATATAGTTCAAGATGACTTTGAATTAATATGTTGGGATGTGGTAACATCACCGTCAACTCCCGGTTCTTGGATATATAATAGAGAACCAAGTAAGGAAGAACAAATGGCAGAATCTAAAGATAATTCTGATAAGAATTTACTTATTGGTTCTTTAGATGATTTTTTATGTGACTAAAATACCACAAAAATCATACTTTTCTAATTTTCTATATATTTATTAAAAAACATGGTACATTAGTGCCAAAATAAAATATTCTAATAATATAAAATAAACAAAAAGAATTAAATGGCTACAAAAAGAAAATCAATCATCGAAGAGGCTTTGCTAGAAGCTAAGTCTTTAGAGGATGCCTTAAAAGCCAATACGAAAGAAATACTTGCCACTCATATGAAGCAAGAAATTGAGAGTATCGTAGAGTCGTCTCTGAAAGAAGAAGACGAAGAATTTGAAATCGATATAGAAGGGTCCGATGAAAATGAGGATGGAATGTCAGTTGACGATGTTGTAACTGGAGATGATTCTGAAGAACTAATTAATTTAGATGCATTTACTGCAGATGAAGAAGGTGACGCAGAATTGGAATTAGATCTTGATCTTGATTTACCTGATGACGGTGAAGAGTCAGATATTGATGTTTTGGAATTACCTATGGATTTATTAGGTGGTGATGAAATAGATTTAACTGGTGCACCCGATGATGAAGTACTTAAAGTTTTCAAAGCAATGAGCGATGATGACGAAGTAGAAGTAATCAAAGATGAATGTGGAATTCACTTAACAGATAACGAAACAGGTGCTGAGTATTACATTAAGGAAAGTATGGAAGAACTGGATGGAATGGCAGAAGGTTGTGATGACTCTTTGGAAGAAGGTTGTGAAGAATTGGAAGAAGAAACCATTTATGAAATAGAAATGGATGATCAAGGATACGATGATAAAGAAGATGAATCTTTAGGTATGAGGACCGGTAAGGAACTTGAAGAAGAAGAATCATATTCAGATCGTAGAGAAGATTCTTACGGAAAATGGGGGGATCGTGACGATGAATCTTTGGAAGAAGATCATACACTTGCTAGGACTAAAGGATACCAAAGAAAAGGTGGACATAGAAATAGGCAAGAAGAATCTCGTAAACCACGTAAACCAATCTCTGAAAGGAGAAATTCACGTAAACCAATCTCTGAAAGGAGAAAAACACCTAAGAATGTAAGCAAAGTAGCTGACTCTAAAATAATGAAAGAATACAAAGAACTTAAGAGTAAAAATGAAGAATACAAAGGAGCTCTTAACGTATTCAAAGATAAACTTAATGAAGTTGCTTTATTCAATACAAATTTAGCATACGTAAATAGATTGTTTACTGAACACTCTACCACTAAAAAAGAAAAAATGAGCATCTTAAAGAGGTTCGATGAAGCTGATAGTGTTAAAGGTTCTAAATCTATTTATAAAACTATTAAATCAGAATTGGATCGTAAATCACCAATTACTGAATCAGTAGAGAAGAAAGTAAACAGAACTGTTAAGTCATCGGCTTCAGATTTAAACGAATCTACAGCATATGTAGATCCACAAATCGTAGCGATTAAAGATTTAATGAAAAGGATATCATAATAATAATAATATAAATTAAAACTCAAAAAAAAATGGGACATTTATTAAACTCAGGTGAAGTCGGAAATATCGGACTTGAACACTTGAAACAAATAAGATCTAAAACTATTTCGAAGTGGAACAAAATTGGTTTCCTAGAAGGTTTAAAAGGTCACGTAAGAGAGAACATTGCTCAGTTATATGAAAACCAAGCATCGGCTCTTTTAAACGAATCTACGAGTTCAAACTCATCAGGTTCATTCGAAACAGTTGTTTTTCCAATTGTAAGGAGAGTATTCTCTAAATTATTGGCTAATGACATCGTTTCAGTACAAGCTATGAATATGCCGATTGGTAAATTATTCTTCTTTGTACCGAAAACAACTGGTAGGAATCATGCAGCCTTAAACGGACCAGCATTGTCAAATCAGGAATGTGTATTTTCAGCTTGTGGTGGTAACACACTATCAGTATTTCAAGAAAAGAATCTTTATGATATCTTTTATAATGATGGATTATTTGATGCGTCTAAAGGACAATCAACACTATTTTCGGATGGTGGAATTGATCCAGTTATCTTAAGTGCAAACGGAGAATCCGTTTCAACAATATTTGCTGATCAACCTTTAGCGGCTGATGGTAGTATGAGAAATTTAACTTTCTGTATTACTGGATTTACTGGTACAGGTGCTGGTAGAATGGTTGGTGCAGATGGTAATGAAATGGATACTGAGGCTTTCTTAGCTTCATTACACATAGTAAATGGTTCTGACCCAATTATGGCTGGTGACGGTAGTGGTAATGTAGTTATTGCAGCCAATGCTAACGTACCATTTAGATTAGTAGCACAAAAATATGGAAAAGGTATTGTCGATTACGGTGATATTTGTACTCCAGCAGGTTGTTTACTAGTTGAAGTGGATCTTACAACACCAGCTTGTGTTAGTTGTAGTGCTAATACCTTCGATGGTTACATTGGTGGTAGTGACGCAACAACATCAGCGGCAACATTCAGTGTAAACTGGATGACATATGCATCTTTAGAATATGCAACTGAAATGGGTGAGGTATCATTCGAACTTGATGAAGTTGTTGTTTCTGTAACAGAGAGAAAGTTGAGAGCAACTTGGTCTCCTGAACTAGCACAAGATGTTAGTGCATTCCATAACATTGATGCTGAAGCTGAATTAACGGCTTTATTATCTGAACAAGTAGCAGCTGAAATCGACAGAGAGATTCTTAGAGATTTAAGAGTAGGTGCAGCTTGGCAATTGAGATGGGATTACAATGGTTGGAAACGAACTGCTAGTGGTGGTTTCAACGCTTACACTCAAAAAGAGTGGAATCAAACGTTGATTACTAAAATTAATCAGTTATCAGCTCAAATTCATAAATCAACTCTAAGGGGTGGTGCTAACTTCGTAGTAGTATCTTCTGAGATATCAGCTATTTTTGATGACTTAGAATACTTCCACGTATCAAATGCGGCTCCAGAGCAAGATCAATACAACATGGGTATTGAGAAAGTAGGTTCATTAGGAGGACGTTACACAGTGTATCGTGACCCTTACGCACCAGCTAACTCAATAATTGTTGGACATAAAGGAAAATCGTTATTGGATACTGGGTACATTTATGCACCTTACGTACCATTACAATTGACTCCAACGTTACAAAACCCATTCAACTTCGCACCAACGAAGGGGATAATGACAAGATACGCTAAGAAAATGGTTAATAACCGTTTCTACGGAGCGTTGACTGTTGATGGTGTTGTTACATTTGACATCAATGAGTTGAGATAGTCTTAGTTAGATTATAAGTAACTTTAAAAGGGGTGGATTTATTTCTACCCCTTTTTTTGTTTTATAAGATATTTATTATTAAATTAGAACCAATATGAGGATTAAGAAAAAAGATGTGTTATTAGAAGCTCAATTAATAGATACTACTTCCGAATTTACCCCACAAGAAAAAAGATTGTTAAAAACATTAAAAAAGAAGTTTGGTAAGGGGGGTTATGACTCTGATTATGACAGATTTGTTGGTGCAGCATTTTTAATTGAGGACATGGGGATTCCTTATGATCAAGCATATGACTTATCTTTAACTCATTGGTGGCATGGAGATAAATTATATCAAGAAGTTGATCCAATCTATAAAAAAGAAGATAGAGGGTGGCTTTATAGAAAATTAATACATCAGCTATTATCACCATATATAGAAGGTAGGGGTGAAACAATTGGCGATGCCACCATAACATGGGAAGATCCTAACCATATAATTTCACAAAAAGATTTATTTACTGTTAAAGAAAGTGTTACATTATGGTCCGGAACTTTGGGGTTTACTTTATACATCCCTTTTAGGGGGAATATTTTGGGGATACCATCAAGTGACGTGATTCACGGCGTGAGGCACCGTTACGATATCTCAGATAAAAATACTCTGATGGTGTATATTAAATTTATACCATACGATGAAAAAGGTCACCCTAAAATGGGTACACATGTTAAGTTTGATGTAAAATATGTTGTTGGGGATTCCACGATGAGGCATGAAAATAATAATGAAAAAAATATGATGAGTTTTGATATTCCTATTCCCTCCCCATTAGATAAAGATAATATGTATAAAATTTTTACTGACTCTTTAAAGGATGTATTGGAGAAAATAGAAAGTATGACTTTTACTTTAAACCCACCTGAATAACCAACTTAATGTAATTGATCCACTTGGTTAACTATATTAAATTTAATGGCGTCTGTGAGTGTTTTAACTTGTAAATTAGAGGTTAACTTGATATCTATATGGTATTCGTTAGGTATCATCCAAGAAGTGTCTAAAACGAAGTAATTTTTAAGATAAGCCCTATTAATATCTTCCCACTCAATAACGTTAACTTGTGTGTTCCCTTCCCTCACCCATAACCTATATTGTAAACCATCAATAACTTCACTTTGATTAATGGTGAATGGTATTCTTGCTGAAACTAATATTTTTCTTTTGTCTCCTCTTTTAATCTTTTCGTCCCTTTTAACACCACTTAATGATATTGCGTATTCTATTGGTAGTGATTCATTATCACCGATATTGTAATAATCAGTGTCATCCTTAATTTCAAACTCTAATGATACATTTGGTCGATTAACCCCCCCTATATTAATATCACCCCAAGTATCCATAAATAAACAACCATCCTCTTGCGTTATTGGAACAAATACTTCAGCATAATAAATACCTGTGGTTACATGTACTGTTTGTGCGGTTGTTATTGATGAAAATACGTTACCAGATTCATCATAAATGGTAACACTAGGATTATTATCGAGATTAGTTGGTTCACCACCTAAATTACTATAAAGGTATAACTTATTTGTTTTACCCCTATAAAAGTTTTTTCTATCATCTATAACCGTATCGTTATAAGTAGTTTCTAAAAATGGTTCGTAATACGTTTGGGTATGTCTACTGAAAAACCCAACGAATTGTGCGGGATTTTTAATAAGTATTTCTAAATCTCTCTCAAATGCGATACCATAACCATAATTTGTTGTCCCACCAGTAATTAAACTATTAACCTCATCGGACATATCCATTTCAATATTTTCATTACCTTTATCAAAATGTTGTGTGGTTATCGTAATTGCTGATGGTGACCCCGAATAAACACCTCCACTATCCCAAGGAGTTGTTGTTGTCGCATTTAACCAATTACTAGCACCTTCAACAAAAGTTATGTTATCTGAAGATTCAACTACACCCCTATCTTTATCTCCCGATTTAAATATTCTTTGGTAATCGTATCCACATCCCTCATCCCATGATTTATTAACTCTAAATAATACCAGATCAAATGAGAAAGTTCTTCGTTTACTATCTAATAATTCTTGTGCTTGTAGATCCGCATCAAAAAAAGAACTATTACACATTTTAAGTGTGTGAACCACATTAGATAAATCACCTAGCTCACCATTATTATATTGTGTTTGTAATGTATCAATATCGAAATATAATAAATGTCTAGTATAATTAGTGGCCGATTCACTTCCACCATAATATAATTCAGTGATAGGGTTTCTACCAGTATTAATAATAGTATCCTTAATTAATGTGTTGTTTTTATCTATGTATGTTCTAGTTACCATTTTTATATATAAATATACTAATTACTGTTAATGTTTTTATTTAATATACTATCTAAGTCAAAATTTAAAACATTTATCTTATTAGGTAAATCTGTGGAAGGCATACCATGATAATTATGTATATGTAATGATACATATCTTTTCATTAATTCTAAAAATTCTACTAGTTTATCCCCATACACTAAGGGGTGAGCTTCATTATTTATTTTTTCTTGAACTTCATCAGTAATTAAACTTTCTGGATTAGTTAAATCAAACGTATGGTTACCATCGTGACTTATTAAATTAATTTTACTAGCTACCACATTCAATACACTAGATTTTTTATCTTTATCTGGTATTAATTTAATAACTTTAATGGTTTTTTTAACTTCTTTTTTTGCGCCTTTAAAAAATGCGACTTGATTTAAAACTCCTTCGTCACCCCCATAATTCTTCAACACTTCATTAGCGTTAGATTTTAGTTTCCATTTTCCAGTTTTATATGGTAATATCCAAGCATAAGCAGCAATTAACGCTGCCTCTCTATTGGGGAAGGTGGTGGGTGTCATTGATGCAATATTCACCTTTGTTGTTATATCTGTAACCTTTATTTCTACAATAGTATCCCCAACATTTAAAATATATTCGTTAGGTGTTAAATCCCCAGCTAATGTATTTGGGTCAGTTCCTTGTGTTTGTGTATTAATTTTAACATTTATTAATGTTTTTGCATCATCATATACGTAATTAGTTATTACTTTTTCCTCTGTTGTCCTTTTTAATTGTTCACCACCATATTTAAGTTGTATATACCCAAGATCTTTATTATTAAATTCATTTCTTTCGGGCGTATCTATAAATTTACCAGCTCTTATCCATATTTCACCATTCTCATTTTGTTCCCCCTTATCTTTAAAAATTATATCAGCATTATTTCTACCTTGTAAACTTATGTCTAATTTATCTGGATATGACCCCTTAAAATCCTTACCTACGGGATTACTTAATTTTAGTTGCCCGTCTGCCATTAATGACCTAGCACTTTTTTTAGGGTCAAAATTTAATTTAGTTATTTCAGATACAACAGGTCCAATCCAGAATCTTTGGGTTTGGTATTCTGCATACTTTGCAATGTGTCTACTCTCGTATTGGAAAAGGAAAACTATCTCACCTTCTTTTGGTAATATATTTAAGTATTTTGGTAGTAGGGGTACACAATATGGTAAATTTGCATCGGACACATCTTTATCTATCCCTTCTATTCTACATTGTATTCTTCCAGTTCTTTTCGAGTCTACCGCACTAATAACCTCACCAACCCTTATCATTGGTATAGTTTTATTATCTCTACTATCTTTATATCTATCTCCCATTTATTCTATACCTTTATGTCGTTTGTTTAATATTGTATTCCCTAAATAATATTCTTTTTCTATATCCATTAAATTTTCTAAAAGGGTATCTATTTTATTTTTAAGGGCAATATGACCATGTTTTAAAGATTCTAATTCTTCTTTTATTTTTTTATTAGATTTATTACCCCAATCCATATGCTCTACTTTAATATCCATTACCTTATAATACCGTAACCTTTTATTGTCGCAAAAGGTGGTGTATCATTAACACCGATTCCTATTGGTGGTGATTGACCTGGAACACCTGCATAAACAGTAACTTGAAGCGCATTGGGTGGGATCACTATATCTACTTTTGCGTTGGCAATTAATTCATTTAATATTGCTTCTACCCTAATTCTTTCCATCCTTAAATCTTCTTCTGATGGTACATTAGGAACACCCGCTTGAGTTTTTCTAGTTTTAATCTCATTATACACTCTCGATGGACTAATACCAGTTTTATTAATTGGGACACCCTTCCGTATAATTTCTTTATTTATAGGTATAGGTGGCGTGTATAGTGTCATTAACCCCTTAAAAAATCCAAGTACTGTTTTTATACTTTGTATTGCTGCCATAATTTCATATTTTTAATCACAAAATTTACCATCTTTAGTTTCACCCTTTTTAGAATTACCTAAACCACCTGCTGGGACTGGTAAATTAACTTTATTTAGTGCGGTTCCTACTTTACCCGCAGCATCTTTTACGTTACCCATCGCTTTAGTTATTTTATCTTTAGTTTCCTCCCTTATATTAACATTAACTAATAAACTTTCCAAGGTTAACTTCTGAATTTTTAATTTCTCTTGTATAATCCATTTTAATGCACATATTATTATAGGTTTTAAATTTTTTAAAATAAAAGGGATCAAAAGTTCATATATTAGTTTTCTTAATAGTTCACCTAATATGTTACCGATAATACACGCATTAAACTTTAAAAATTCCCCAGTAGAGGCGTATCTACTTTTATTTTCAACTAAGTACCCCATCATAATTATAGGTACGTTAACCTTGGGTGATAGTGTTAATTTAGTTGTCACAATAGATAAACTATTTAAAAAATTACCAATAAAATCTCTTCTTGCCTTATCTACATCTCCAGAATTAACATTATTAGCGCTTTGTTCTGACATACTCCTCATAGACTTATCTATTTCTCCGGCCTTTTCAGAATTACTCATATTAGGGTCACTTAATTTTTCATTTAATTCTGTTAATGATTCTATACTAACTGATGCCGTTTTTTTACTACAACATTCAGTAAATGGTCTAACACCCTTTTTATTGTTTCTTACTGCCTCCTTTATATTTTTTAGTTCCGGGGTAGAGAATTCAAAAAATGAATCATCTACCACCACGTCTGCATCGTCAAGACCGTTATCTATCATTTTTTCCAAACCTTTCTCAAACTCAATTTTTTTAGTAACACACGCAGTGGACATGTCTACGTTACTAGTTATTGATCCATATAGTAAATCTATGGTTGCAGGAATAACTTTCGATATATCAAAGGGTGGGAACTGACTAGTTATATATTCATTAGTAAATGTGGTTAAAGACTTTCCACTATATGAGGGGTTAATTTTAATATTAAAAACATTATTTCTGGGGTCTTCGTTTTGTTGGGCTCCGGGGCTATTGGTAGAAACATTTGCGGCTTGTTCAATAAATGTAACATCTACTATTGGGTTGTTACTTTTTGGGTCTTCCCATGTGGAAGATGTACCAGCATTTTGGATTCTGTCATATAGAAATCTGTTCATATCATCTCCACCATCATATAAAAATTGACCCGCTATTGAGCTTGGTGCGGTTTTAAACATACAATCTCTATCTATTTGTTCTAATTCTACATTAAACCCAACATCAAATAACCAACTAGGTATTTTAGGATTTATCTTACAAGTGTAACATTTTTTTATTGCTTCTTTTATAATGTCCCCCAATCTTTCTAGTAGAGGTTGTAAATTATTAACTAACCAATCAACAATCAATGCTCTTATCTCATCTATTTTTAAATTACCTAAAACGGCCATAATATCCCTAAGAAAATTAATAACCGCAAAATTTACATTAATAGATGGTAATGATGTATCAATATTTAAAAAAGGTGGTCCAGCACAAAAAGATTTGATGCCTTTTATTTGATCCAGAACTTCTTGTTTTGCTTTACGAATATCTTCTATAGTATCGCATATTCTATTTTGTTCTCCGTCACCCATTTAATCTAAATCATATTCTATATTATCTCTTGATTGTTTTTCATTAAATAACTCTCTTAATGCGTCTTTGTCTTTATCTGAAAATGATTTATCACTAACATTTTCATCGTTAGATGACCTATTATCTGATACTATTTGACTTTGTAACTTTGCTAGTGATAATTTCTTATCAATAGTAGAATCAATTAATTTTAATGTATCATTATTAACCTTCCCAATCATAGATTCATCGTTAACGTCATCTATATCTACTCTATTTTTTCTTTCATTTAATTCTTTACGAGCACTATTCATCATATTACTACAATCATTATAAATTTCTTGCATAAATTCACGCAAACTATCCTTATCTAAATGTATCTTAGTTTTTTTTGGTCTCGCCATAGGTTCCTTTTTACTATAAATATCAAAGATTAATATTTTTATAAAGATCCTTGATCTATCTTAATATTCTTTAACGCAGTATATATTTTTTTAAATCTCCTCATTGATACCCTAATATCTTTAGTAGATAACCCAGATATCTCCCTTATATAGGACAATATTAAATTTTTGTTATATTTATTCCCACTTTCTACCTGCTCAAATATAGTTTCCCAGTCTTCTAACACTACAATTAATGCATTACCTACACGCTTTTCATTTTCAGTAATTTTTAACCCAGATAATTCTTCTTTAATGTTAGAGGATATTTCTAATATGAAAACATCTAGCGGTGTTTTATCTTCATCTTCTAAGTTATATATATAATCATCCATCTTCTCCACTGTTGAGTACATGTCTTCGTATGATAAATCAGATTTCATCTTTTTATCGGATTTTAATAATTGACCCAATAGATAATTTTTACAAATGGTACCAAAATAGGAGTATGCTTTTTTATTTTTAGATGGTTGAAACTTTTCCATCTTTGTGGCTAAAAAAGAAAGGGTGTCGGAATGAATATCTTCATAAGTGTAATCTTTCCTATATAATTTATACCGCCTAATGATTGACTCAATCATCTTATTTAGTGGTGCCTTTAAAAATGTATTATATATTTTATTTCTTTCTTCGTAATCGTCAGAGGTTAAAAATTCAACAACAGCTTTTTCTTGTTCAGGGCCAAAGTATAAATTAGTTGTCCTTTTTCTACCCCTCTTGTTGGTGGGTTTTTCGGACATTAATTTGTTTCTAATTCATATGTTATTTCTCTATCTTCAGTGAAAAAATATTCTTTTTTAGCTTTATTAACCCAAAACTTACTTTCCATTACATCTACAGTGTTTTTATAGTGATCAAACAATGAATCTTTTCTATTGTTAGTATGTTTATACCCTAGTTTTGGTATTACCATAATTGGTATGGATAAGTAACTCATTCTTAATAGGAATTCATATGTAAACGTTAACTTCATATGTGTTTTAATACCACCATGTTCCTCATATAATGATTTATTAACAATCATTCCATCGAAATTAAAATTCTGAATCCTCTGGAGTGTGTTATTATCTAATAACCCCATTTCTTCACTTACATTTTTACCCCATATAGTTTCATTTGTAAAAGAAATAAATTGACCATTTTCATCACATTCAAATACTATAGGTAGGAAAACGCCAACTTCAGGGTATGCATTTACATACTCTACCCCATTTTTGATCCATATTTGGGACATTTCATCATCATACTCTAAAAATGTAAAATACTCAGTATCGCATTTACTAACACCAAAATTCATTTGTGATGGAAACCCATAGTCTCCATTTGTATTCTCAACCACCCTAGTTATTTCTTTTATCTCACCGTAATCAAACTTATCAAGTAGTGTTTTAAGTTTTTTATCTTTAGACCTAACTATTAATAATTCTTTAGGTTTAACTGATTGTGTAGCGATACTAGTTATTGCTCTTTTTAATAAAGTTTCTGTATTTTCTTGTACCTCATGTATTGGTAATATTACTGTAATATTATTGGACATATTTAATTATTTTTATTTTTTGTTATTTTCAATTTGTAATTCAGGGGTAGTATTTAATTTCTCCTGTTCTTTTTCCCCAATGGTTTGCAACTCAACTATCCTTCTACCAAAAATTCTATTATATACTTCTTTAATAGAATTTTTCATCTCATCTTCAGTATATTTAGATTTATATTCTTCCATTGATTCTAATAAATTAGTAGGGATAGCATCCTCTAAATATAATCCAACTACGGTTGCAATTATATCTGGTATTGCATTTAAATTTGCTGTCCATATACCATTATCATTTAAATTTAAATTACCATTTTCATCCACAGCTCCCATCCATTCAGGAACCATTCTAGGTATCTTACCAACAACAGGTGTTCCACATTTCATAGATTCTATTGGGAATGTACCAAAACTAGATAATTCGTCAACCCACACACTTAAAAAGGATTTGGATAATTCCTTAGCGAATTCTTCTCTAGGTAATCCAGACATATCTCTAAATGTGATGAACTGATATTGTGGGTATTTTTGATAAAATATTTTAACTATTTTTAACACTTCTCTTTTATCTCTAGCTGATAATGCAACTGTAGGTATCTTTGGTTTTTCATTCTCTTTGAAATACTCTGGAATTGCCACAGGAACGATTTCAGTAGATAAATTCCTAAATATCGATTCTATATAATTTTTAAGATTTTCATTTGTGGTTATAACCTCATTAATACCAAAATTTTGCCAATTCTCACCAATTTCTAACATCTCAAACACATATTCATATGATTGTAGAAAAACTAATCGTTTACAAGGAAATTTAGATGTTTGTTTCATAACACTAGCGAATGCTTCAGGTATAACAACAAAATCTGATGGTCCAACTTGCAATGTTTGCGATTCGATAGAAACGTGTGGTAAATTGGCGTATTCTTCACCTAACCACTCAGCAATACCAATCCCAGTTTCATCTTCTCTAAGTTTATAATCATTTTTATCATGTAGAATTTGGGCATTAAATCCTAATTCTCTTAATACCTTAACATGTTCATATATAGTTGCAACACCAGCAGTGGGGTTACCTTTCGTATCAAGGGTAAAAAAATAAATACCGAAGTCCTTATCGGTTATTTTTTTTATTGATTCATTTATTGCGTTAATTTGTTCACTCATATTTTTATTTTTTTATAATTCTTTTATTATTCCTTTCATTAGTAATGTATTAAAAGATAATTTAAAGGGTATCGGTAACGAATTTAATGCCATAATCCCCATTTTATCATCTATTATTTCACCACAACCTAATAATGTCCCCACAAGATCTCGATACATTTCGTATTTTGCAACATCTATTTGTAAGGTATTTTGTATGATATTTTCCGATGATTCAACAACTGTAACAGGTTCATTATCTACTTTAACTGCTTCTGACATCGCATCAATGTCTAAGTAAAATTCTTTTCCCCCAATTTCTAATAAAATATTATCCATATGCTTTTTTAAAAAATGTAAAATAAGTATCCCCTTAAGTAAACACTTAAAAATTATTAATTTATATATCCTCAAATTCAACAGTTTCCGTACTTAGTACCTTTTCTAAAGTATTTCTATCGTCTAATAGCTCTTTTAAATCGACTAATGTGTAATCAGAATCTATATTTTTATTATATTCGTTTATTACCTTTATTGATATCTTACCCGATGGTTTAATTTTTAACGTTTCAGGGTTGGCGGTTATTAATATATCAACATGATCCCATTTTTTATCATAATCTCTAACAAATATTATATTATTTATTTTAGAGGATAATTTAGATAAAAAGAATAAAGTTGCTGGTTTGCTATTATTTAACTCTTTGCTAATAACAATTGGTGTATGACCTAAATCTTCAATTATATTATGTAGTTGGTTTAGATGTTCCACACTATTTAATTTAACTTCACCTGCGTGACCGAAAATCTCTAACGCAGCGTCTACATACATAAACTCATTAAGTTCCTTTGTACCACCTGAAAATTCAAAATAGTCTAATAAATCTAAAGTTTTTATATCTCTTTCTGGTAATTCTTCTGTTTCTTCTTCCGATTCATCTATATCCACTGGGTAATATTTATCATAAACTGACTCAAACTTTGTTATGAAATCTCTTATAACACCATCTATTGTAATACCTACTTTCATACCTTTTCTATTTTATAAATTTTGAATATCTCTTTCTTAGGTAATTGTTTAACTTTAGAAAAATATTCTATAGCTAATTCCAATGAACTCTGTTTAGTGGTGTTTATTACTTCACCAGACATATTTTTTAATACATATTTATACATAAATTTACCCTTCTAACTCTTCAAAAACCTTTTCGATTATTTTGATTACTGGGTTTCTAACTACATCGTCAGGGTTTCTAAGTGAAACACAACCAAAACCATCTATACCTTCAAACTTATCAATTACAACTTCTAATGAACTATTCTTAGGGTTCTTAATATCTTTTTGTTTAATATCACCAAGAATAACCATCTTGGAGTTATCACCTATCCTCGTCATAAGGGTTCTCATATTCTGTATAGATATGTTTTGTGCCTCATCAATAATGATAATAGTATTATCTATACTTCTTCCCCTAACAAATGCTAGTGGTTGTATCTGTATTAACCCCAACTCACGTAATTTATTAGTTAACGACTCACCAATAATCTTTTCAAAGTTATCAATAAATGATATCATATAAGGATCCAACTTATCTTTCAAATCACCTGGTAAAAAACCTAATTCTTCACCTGGTAACTGTATAACAGATTTAACCAATAAAATCTTTTTATATTTAGGTTTTGTTTTAATTAGTTTAAGTGCTTCAGCACAGGCCAAAAACGTCTTTCCAGTACCTGGAAGTCCCGAAACTATAGTGATTTCATTATTTTTAATAGACTCTATTACTAACTTTTGGTTTTCATTCTTACATTTAATATTTACAGACATCGACTTTAGGAATTTATCCTCCTCAGCGTTTTTCTTATAAACAAAATTTTGTACTTCCTCTAATTCTTCTTCTGAGAGTTTACCTCGTCTTCTACTTGTTTTTGACATATATTAATAATAGCGTATTAATTAAATATTGTGAATGTTATTTTCTAATATTATCATAATTAGATTCGAACCATTCTATTGTTTCTTTCAAACCATCATATAAAGGGGTAAATTTAAAGTTAGGTAAGTAATGTTTAATTTTACTATTATCACTTGGTTTTCTAAATTGACCGTCTGGTTTATTTTTATCGTATATAACTTCCCCTTTGAAATCCATTAACTCAACAATAACCCCTACTACTTCTTTTATTGATATTTCTTCTGATGTTGATAATATAATTGGTTCATCTTCATTATAATTATCTAATACCCATTCTGTTAATTTAGCCACATCTTTATTATAGATAAATTCTCTTAATGGTTTACCACTTCCCCATATCATTAGTGGTGTGTTGGTTTCTCTAGCGATATAACATTTATGAATTAATGAGGGTACGACATGTCCGTTTTCTATATCAAAGTTATCATTAATACCATATATATTTGTTGGGATAACTGATTTATAGTTTAAACCATATTGTTCTCTATAAGCCCTGATTTGAACATCAGCCATTCTTTTAGCGTAGGCGTAAGCGTCATTTGAAAAGTGTGGTGGACCTAAATGTATTTTATCTTCCGTAAGTGGATATTCTACATTATCTGGAAAAACACATGTTGATAAAAAACAAACTAGATTTTCTATCCCGTATTTTCTTGCGGATTCAATAACATTAGTATTGATCATAATATTGTCATAAAAAAATTCACCTTTATAATTCATATTACCACCTAACCCACCTACTTTGGCGGCACAATGAATAACCGACCCCCAATCTGTAGAATTAATATTATTAACATAGTTATTAAAAATATTTTTTGTTTCACCAATATTTCTAAGATCACAATCTGAAGAACTAAAATAACTATATTTTTCTCCCCTAAATTGTGACCCAACTAAACCGTTGCCCCCAGTTACTAATATTTTACGCATATATAATATCTTTTTCTTTATAGTATTCTAACCAATACTCAATCATTTCATCTAACATAGTTTCAAATGTATATTTAGGTTGCCAATCCAGTTCACTTCTTAATTTAGTGGAATCGCCCTTTAAATCGGTTAATTCTTCTGGTCTCATATGTTTACCTGAAATGGCAACATAATTTATATAGTTTAAATCTAATTTTTTAAAAACATATTCACAAAGTTCTCTAACTGAGTGTGAAACACCAGTGGAACAAACATAATCATCTGGATTATCTGTCTGTAACATTAACCACATAGCTTCAATATAATCTTTAGCGTGTCCCCAATCTCTAGTTGCATCTAAATTACCTAAATGTAAGTTATTTTGTAAACCTAATTTTATTTTAACTGCCGCCTTAACTACTTTATTGGTTACAAAATTAGTTCCACGTCTTGGTGATTCGTGATTGAACAATATCCCATTCCATATTTTCATATTATAAGAATTTCTATAATTCCTACAAATATTATATGAAAATACCTTAGCACACCCATAAGGTGAAACTGGTGTCATCGGTGTGGTTTCTCTTTGATACCCATCAGCATCGATATTGTTACCAAACATTTCTGATGAACTTGCTTGATATATTTTTGAATGTGGAGATACCATTCTAACTGACTCTAATAAATTAAGTGTTCCCAATCCTGTTACATTGGCAGTGTATATTGGTTGATCGAAACTAACTTTTACGTGAGATTGAGCAGCTAAATTATATATCTCATCTGGTTGTACCATTTGTAATACCCTCACTAGTGATGCCATATCTGTAAGATCGGCATATTCTAAATTAATTTTACCTGATGAACGAAGGTGTTCTATTCTTGTTGATTGTGTTTCTGATACAGAGTTTCTTTTTACTGTACCCCATACTTCGTAATTTTTTTCTAATAAAAACTCTGCAAGGTATGAACCATCTTGTCCGTTAATTCCAGTGATGAGACATTTACGACCCTTATAAACACCATTTTCTTTTTTCACTTCTTTTCCCATTTGTATTTATATTGTTTATTTATATTTACTTGTAATTATAATTTAATTGCTTCTAAATTCAAACTCATTAATGTTCCATTTTTTTTATCCATATGTGGGAGATAGGCTTGGCTATAATCATCTATTTCTCTATGTGATGTTTTTCGCCAATCCCATTCTTTTACTTTATAAAATCCAACATCCAACAATGATTTAGTTAGATTTTCTTTAGTAAAAATCATTCCATGATAATCATATTTATTTCTTTGTCCACCTACTAATAATCCAGTTATTAAAGATAAATCATGGGTTTTATTATAATGTTCAATTATTTTATCTAAATCGGGCACTGCCAACCTTAAAATACCGCCAGGTCTTAATTTTTTAAACCATGTTTTTAAAACGTCTTTATATTCATATCTACCAAAATGTTCTAAAATGTGACTTCCATAGATTATATCATAAGAATCATCTTCAATGGAAGAAAGATGTTTAACGTCTTCTATTTTATCTACCCTTTCTTTATTATCAATATCTATATTTTCCCATCCCTCCATATATCTTTTACCGCACCCCACATGTAATTTTTTAATTTTACTAATAGGTGGATTAATGATTAAACTTTTTTCTTGGGTTTTTGTCATGGGAGGATGGTGATGTTTAGACACATGAAACCCTGTTGTAATATCTAAGACTGGAAAATTTTCCTTATTATAATTTTTATCAATAAAAATCAAATTTACATTAGGGATATGAGCAATTAATTCATATCCTCGTTCATTTGCTAATTTAGTTAATGCTAACCCACTAGCTCCGTAAAATTGTGTATTATCCCATTCATGTTCCGGATTATAAGGAACAGTTGTAGATTTTTCCCAATTGGAATTATATTCTACAATAACTACTTTGGGTTTAAATCGTAAATTATCCCATATCCAATAATCACACCCATCTAAATCTAAGGACAAAATATCAAAGTCTATGGGGGTATTAGTCTTTATTAAAATTTCATCTAAAGTATCACCTTTTTCTAATGATACCATTTTATTAATACAGGATATATTATTATATGGTTTCATATTCTTAAGTAGTGTAGAATATTTTTCTTTATCACCCTCTATTAACGTAGCTGACCACCCTTTGGTAATGAGATTATATACATTACTATATTTTATTCCGTCCCAAGCACCTAATTCTACTGAATGCCCATTTTTTATATTTAAAGTATTAAATATTGCTTCTATGATGCCATCCTCTCCTCTTTGACTCCATACTTTCTTTTTATATTCATTTAAGTTTTCCATAATCAATTTTTATATTTTTTTATATTTAGGTGTAATTAAAGTAGGATAAAAATTAGGGTGCCATCCATGCCAATGTAGACCTAATCGAGGGTGAATCATTTTTTTACCTTGACCAGCTCTTTTATGATAAAATATTTTTTCACTAAAAAAAGAAAATAATCCAATCATAAAACTAAAGCTACCACTAGAAATAATTACATATTTACAAGTACTACCAAAAAGTATTGTATCTATTTTATTTTCAACAAAAGGAATAATTTTATATTTTTTAATTAATCCTTGACAAATTTTATGTTCTATGTTATCTGAAGACATATAAATATTACTATATTCATCATTTAAAGAATCTATAATACCTTCATAAAAAGCCTGATCTGGTAATACAATATTTCTTAATGGGTGACTATCTGGATACATATGGTTTGCTCGTATATGAATAAACATATCATTATTATTTTTATATCTATCTTTATATTTATTACGGGAAATAATATTATCACATAATTCATTTTCACTATTTGCAAAATAGTGGGTAATATGTTTAACAATACCACTATCTTGACACCAACATGGTGGATTAAAAATATATTTAGTAGATTTATCTATAGATAAATCACCATCTAAAAACTGTTTTATTTGAGTATCAGTTATTTGTTGGCTATTTTTTATTGGGTGTATATTTTCATCTTTAAATTCTACCCCTAATTCTAAAAAATCATCGGTTTTCCACTGATAGTGGGGTGGTAAATCATAGTGTTTTGGAATTTTTTCGTACTCACTTCCTGTGTTATATTTAATAGATAACAAATAAGTTATCATATTACGAAAGAACACATTAGCAAATAATCCTCCTTGATTGTTATTTTTACATGAAAACATATATTTTTATATTTTTTTATTTAAGAATTTAAAATCAAAAAGCTCAATCTCTTTTGAATACCTATTTTGAATCTCGTCAATTAATTTTTTATCATAATAATAAGAATAATGGTTGTGGGTAGTTTTATTTATATGAATTAAATTTTTATTAAAATTAAATTTTTTATTTAGGTTATCATATTCTTCTTTTAAATCTTTTAAATCTATTATTTTATCTATTATAATATTCCCTTCTAAATCACAGAGATATTTTTCTGCACCCCACGTTGGTCTTATAAGAGGAGATTTTAAATCATTAAGAAATAAGTCGCGATTAAATTTATCATTATTTTTCCATAAATGTAAGGATAATAGGCGCTCATAGGTATTTCTAACGATAGAAATTTTATAATATTCATTAAATTTTTTAGGGTATAATTTTCTCATTTCTAAAGCAGTTGCATGCTTATAATTAAGTGCAAACGAATCCATTTTACTAAATTTATTATAGATATCACCACCTTCTTTTAAATTAACCATAGTATTAAGACCCTTTCTATTAAAAGTACTTATTTTATCTACCGAAAAATCTTTCCACATTACTTCTAAAGAAGATCCTCCTGTTTTGGGAATATGAATAAATATTATTTTTTTAGTATCAGATATCATTTTTCTATTGTTATAATTAACCTATCATCTACTATAAAGTTATTAGTTATATTAAGTGTTTTAAAACATTCATAAATATTAGTGGTGGATATGTTACCCCAGTCCTCATATTTAGTTGTACCAAATAATCTAAAATCATCAATAATTATTATACCATGAGATGATTTATAATGCTTATCTATATGTTTACATTCTTTTATAATGGGAACCTCATAGATTCCTTTACTTGTTATACCACCAGACCAATGACCATCTAACCAAAATACAGTGTTATCAGGTATTTCACTAATTACTTTATCTAAGAGTGTTGCACTATCACCTAATATAAATTCTACATTATTTAAATAACTTAATTTTTTTCTAGTTTTTTTATATATTAACTCAGACACCTCGACAGTATAAATTTTTTTAAATAAAGAATACATCTCCATAACTGTTTCTCCTTGATATGTTCCCGTTTCTACAAAATAAGGATATTTAATATTTTCTAATTTATAATTTTTATTATTAATTATTTTTCTAATCTGATTATATTGTAGGTGAGTTAATTTCATTTCATCTATTCGTTAATACTACAACTGGTTGTAATATCGCAGCTTTTCCAGTATCTTTTTCTAATGCATGATGTGAGAATCCGGAGGAATAAAGAATATCAAAATCCTCTATAAGTTTTCCCCATCTTTTTTTACCATAAATCCTGTGAGCATTCCATATTATTTTATCTCTCCCAATAGGTACAGATAAAAATAATTTCCCACCCTTCTTTAAAATATTTTTTTTAACATTTTTCATCGCTTTTAAATCCCCATCTGGGTCAATATTGTCACCATATCTCCCTAATCCGTCATGTTCAAATGAAGAAATAGAAAATACCATATCAAACTTTGTTGGGTTTTTATCATATTCTGACACAGTTAATAATTTAAGTCTGTTATCGTTAGTAGTGATAGTATTATATTCTATAGTGGTAGGGTATCCTCCATACGCTATACAAACAGATTCATACCATGGTTCTACTGACCCTAAAATGGCTACCGTTTTATTTTTAATGGGGTATTTGGATAAACAATCATATAAAAATTTATCTGTTTCCCCATAATAATTAACTTGTTTTTTTAACGCTTTTTTTATAAGGGCATCAATCTCTTCTTTATCATAATAATTATTTTTTTTATCATTAAGATAATCACTATTAATAAACCAATCTAATTTAGGTATAGTATTATTCATGGTAAATTTATTTTTATCATCTATCGACAAGTTCACCCAATTAAGTGGTACTTTTCTAAAATTATTAATTTTATCAGAAGGATTACTATTCATAATTTAACACTATTGTAGGTATATTAATATTTTTAATGTCTATTATTTTCATAAGTTATATTATATATTATAAATACTCTTTAAGTTATTTTTTTCTTCATTACCAATGGATTTTCTGGTGTTAGTTGACACCCACCAGTTAGGTAAAATTTTACCCCTTTTAAATATGTGTATGTAATCGGTTACTGTTGGAGTTGTGCAACATACCCCCCATTCATCATTAATCTTTAGTGTTTCCCAGTCCCATAAATTATTACATTCTGGTAAGTATTTTAAAAAGTAATCCTTATCCCAAAGTGACATAGTTATAGATAAAAAATGATTTTCACCTTTTAAAGTTTCGTTAACACTAAAATTTTTATGGAACTCAATTATTTTATGTTTTCTATTGTTATTATCTGGTGTTAATCCTATCCTACCAATCTTATCATTCTTTATTTTTTCAATTAAAAAATCTAATATTTCATAATTAAAACTTTTAACTATTGGTTTATCATCCACCTCAATTATAAAATATTTTTCCTCTTTTTTAGAAAAATATTCATATAATTGTTGACATACTTTATCCACACCTTGATCTTCACCTAAACTTTCAAACCTGCAAAATAATGGTTTTACTTTAGGGTTAGAATAACCTAATACACAAACATCACTTTTAGGGTGATATTTTTTATAAAAAGTATCCGCCATTTGTATAGTTGAGTTTACTAATTTATCAGATGTTAAAATGTAAGTCACAATATTTTGTCCCATAATTAATTTAAAAGTTCTTTATAGTAATTTTTAGCTTGTTGGGTGGTTGGTTGTCCCCATCTAGTATTACCAACTATTAAAGAATCAAATCCACTACCAATATCTAATAATGTAATGTTATTTTTAAATTTATGAATATCACTAATTAAACCAGGAGATTGCAAACCAACACTAAATAATATTATACAATCATCAGTTATCGCATTTTTTATTTCTTCATAAATTTTATCCTTTTCATCATAAGCGTTTACTAATGGTATTGTAATGTAATCATCTATTTTTAGATAATTACAAATACCCTTTAATCTTTCTGGGCCAACATATATTTTTTTTCTTTTAGAGTTCGTAATACTTCTATAAAATTCTAATAAAGATTTATCACCTAATTTATTTTTTTGTATCATTAACACTTCAAATGGTGAAATAAAATTAGGTTTTATGTTATTTTCATTATTAAAATGATTAAAAAACTTAAAGTTAGGGAAATCATGCGGGTTTTTTGGTGGATTGCTAGAATACCAATCAGATATGTAAGCACCAATAGATGATAGATATTTATACCCCTCTATATTATCATTACCTAAATCTTTACTGTATTTATGTCCGTCAATATTTTCACCTTCTTTAAATTGCATAGAAATTATTTCCCCATCACCAATTTTAAGAAATACAAAATTGTCGTTATTACTAATTTTATCCGTAAAAAGTTCTATACTCATCATCTATTTGCACTTTTATAAACACCTGTCATTGATCCTTGTTTAACTAATCCGGGTTCTAACCAGTAACAATTAGTATTTAATTTATTAAAAAAATAATTTAATTCGAAATCAAAAGGTAAAACAATTTCTTTTATTTCTTCATAAAGTTTTTTAGCAAATTCTTTTTTTACAACATACCCATCCACACATCTAGTTTTGGCTGGTGTTTTTTTATATATATTATTTTTTATTTTAATAGTTTTTGATAGGTTTGATTTATCTAAATTAAAAATATTAAATGACGAACCAAAAAATATAACATCAAAATCTTCAGGGGTTTGTTTTATTAAATTTTCTAATCTACCATTAAAATCATTATTAAAAATAACATCATCCTCAATAATAATTGAGTAATCTTCTTTTGATTCTGATATTTTTTTTAATGCATCTAAATGGGATAAAGAATTACAAATTTCACTTAATTTTAGTTCTCTAAATCCTATATTATTTATGTATAACCCTTTAGTTCTTTTTTCCCATAATTCTGGGTTTACCTTATAAAATTTATTTATCAAATTGGTGCTAATGGTTTCTCTTTCGTATTGTTCAATAAAACGATATTCTAAATTAAAACTATTTAATTTATTTATTAGATATTCCTTTCTATCTGTTAATTTTTTATAGTGTATAATATAGATCATTTTATTTAATTTATGTTATATAATAATAAAGATTTATCGGTATAGTTAGGGTAGTCTTCTGCGCAATTTTCAATAATAATATCTATAGGGTTAGTTAACTTATATGGTTCTATTTCTAGATTTATTGGTCTCCATCCACCATCAGGTATATTTGCATTTAAAACAGATTTTCTCCAGTCATGACCCAAATTTTTATCTGTAAAGGAAGTTGTTAAAAGATATTTAACATTGCTATTTTTTACATTTTCTATAAATTTTAATATGTTATCATTACTTAAATGAACCAAACAATCTCTAACTAATAATAAATCCACATCAGGTATTTTATCTGTTATGATATTTATAACTTTAAAATCAAAATTGTAGAGACTTTTGTTTTTTTCTATGATTTCAGGGACAATATCTCCACCAATATATTCTATATTAGATAAATCCATTTCTTTCACCCAATTAAAATCACCACATGGCGCATCTAACATTGTTTTTATATTATATTTTTTTAAAAGATTTTGTAATCCTATTCTTAAATCTTTTGTGGTATCTAATTCTGATCCAGCCCCACTAACACTTTCTTTAGATGACCAAGCATTATTTTTAAATTTACTATGAAATATATTTGTTAAACTCATCTAACCCTTTATTAGTTTTTCCCAATATGGAAATTTTAATTTTTCCATATTTTTATTTTCTTTAAAATAATCTTTTTTTGCGATAAGTAAAGTTTCATTTAAATCTTTAAAACTATCTACTATTAAAACTGGTAAGTCACCATATATTTTTTCATGGAAATAACTCCTTTCAATTATAGGTATTACCCCTATATATAACATTTCCCAATTTCTATGGCAATCTATACCATTACCATCGGGGCATAATACAAAATCAGATTCTTTACATTCTTTAAGGTAATTATCAATATTTCCTAACCAACCACCCATTCTTATATAACACCATTCATATTTACTAAAATATGGTGGAATCCACTCTCTTTTATTCTTATTTGTTTTCGTATTAAAATTTAAATAACACATATATTTTTTATCTAAATTCTGAGAACTATACGCCTCAATTTTATTATGCTTATTGCCGTGTTTTCCATGTGATTTTACTGACCAAAATTTTCTTTCTAACCCTATCGGTAGGCTACATATTTCATTTGTATTGACAGCGTCAATATTTTGACCAAACCATTTTTTTATACATTTCGGTATATTGTCTACGTCACTTTGTTTAAAACCCATGTCTCCATTATGCGATAAAAGAATAAATGGTTTTTCATAATCTTTAATAATATTAAAAAAATTAGTAACCCTGTCCGAATCAACATAAACGATTGGTAGTCTGTCTTCTTTAAAATTTTCTATGAAATTATTTAATCTATTAAAATCTAAAGGTAGTTCTTTAGTATATTTATCCCCAAAACCAATATCTGCAATAGATTCGAATTTTTCACCATCAATGTAGTCTTCTTTTTTTATCATTTTGATAAAAATTTATATAACTCTTTAGAGTGGATGTGTAAATTACAAATTGGTATTTTTTTACCGTCATACCAGCAAAATGGTCTTTTAAACCCTTCGGAATCACATTCTAAAGAAATTTTAATATTATTATTAATTATTTCTTTACCGATATATGTTTTCAGTATATTATCACCACATTGGTGGTATGGTCTACCTTTATTATCCCCACCGAAAAATTGACCGTAAGGTGCAGGGTCAAATAACATATTAAATTCATTAAAATTATTAGAAAAAGGTAAAAGTGGAAAATCCTTTATATAGTCCTTTTCTTTTTTTACTTTCCTCAAAAAAGTCATTTCTGATGGGCAACATTCACTATAATTTTCTCTTATATCTTTTATTTTTTCTTTATCATGTAAAATATCATCCATATCACTAACTAGTTGTTTAAAAATATTTTTATTTTTAAAGTAGGTTAACCCAGTAGTAACTCTTTGGTCATCCAATGTGGTAACAAATATATCACCAGTTAAGTTTTTTAATATATTTTTTATTTTTGATAACGACTGATAAATTAATATATCATTTTCAAAAAAGAAAAACTCTACATCGGAATTGATGGTTTTTAAATATTCTTCGATAATATAAAATCTTGCAAAAGTTAAAATCCAGAAATCTTTAGTGGGGAAACTATTGAATATATTATTTTTATTGTCTAGTAGTTTTAAACTACTATATTTTTCTATTTTATTAATGTCTATTCGAATAAACTCAACACCATACTCATCAAAACAAAAATGTTTATTATCCCCTAAAAATATTATTTTTTCATCTTTATTAAATGTCCTTAACTGGCGTATAGTATCGTTTATATAGTCAGGTACTTTCCCTATGTTAACTAAAATAATCATAAATAAATAAAATTTTTTGTTTTTATATCTTTAGGGAAAAATGTTTCATCCTTAGTAAAGTTATAGTTATAATTTAACCATCTATCAGGTGCAATTACTATCTCACTATTAAGTAACCCCAACCAAGACGCCCACCAAGAGAATGTTGATGAACTAATTATTTTATATTTACTATGTAATATTAATTGAAAATCTGTTCTCATATCATTTTGATAGATAGTGTCGTTAGGAAAATATTTTTTAGCTAATGGTTTATTATCTGTTATAACTATAAATTTAATATCTTTATTTATTATTGAGTTAATATGTTCTTTAGCGGATATAAAGTATTTCTTTGGTAGTCGGTAATCTCTTAGATAAGCATCTTGCGCTCTAAAATGAATAACACAGGTATTATCGTCAATAATATTATTTGTAGGGGGTTCCATCTTAAACCATTCACGTATCTTATTCTCAAACCCTTCAAAGTAACATTCACTTTGCCACCAACCATTTAAATGGGTATCATTGTCAATATCAAAAACTTCCGAATTAAATTTATCACCTATTTCTTTGAATACGTTAGTTTGTTTTCTATACGGTTGAATCCCCATGTCGCAATTAAAAAATTTATTACCTAACCAACCACCTTTTACTGTTTTATCCCCGTAAGGTACACCATTAGGTATTGTAAAACCATAACCCAGTTTCTCTGATATTACTCTAGCCATTACGTACTGATATAAATGATTCCCTAACCTACCCTGTAATTCTACTGATACCATATTAAAATGGGTTAAACCCTAATTTTTTATTGTTAGTAGTGTAATTATTTTTTTCTAAAAAGAAAGTTAATGGAGATTTAAAGGAATCATTTTTTAATTTAACACTTAAATTTAAAAATGATTGTACCACATCTTTATCTAAAAATGGGTATCTACTCTCCACACCGAAAGAACCAGTTACGAATTCTTCCTTTTGTAAATATGAAAATTGGGATCCATGATAAAAATTCTCCCAAGGAAAATAAGTGGATATGTTTTCGTCATGTTTAATAGGGTTACTTTTTCCAAAAGTATATGCTTGTATGTTAGACATGATTTCATCAGAACCTTGACCAGATGCCATTATTCTAATGTTTGGGTTTTCGTTTTTTACAGTTTTTAATAGATGATAAAGACCAAGAGCACCAGGGTCATTAAACCCATCTATTGATTTTTTATTATAGCTACTGCCGTAAAAAAATGGTTCACAATTATTACTTAATCCCTCTTTAAGTTTTATCTTATTAATTGAATTGTCTTGTATGTAACTTTTTATGATATTTTCAGATTTCACCCTTTTTTTAATTATGTCTAAATTCTCTTTACCTTGAAATGAAAAAGTGGTATAGGGGATTTTTAATATATCTAAACCACAAGCAATTGCACCACTATCATGACCACTACTTAATGGTAAGATTATATCATGTTGTATATTAGTGAATCGTTTTTTTAAAGATTTAATAAAATTATCTTCCCACTCACTAAAACTATCTATATTTTGTGTTAAATCAAAAACATATACACTTTCTTTTTTTATAATTTCTTTTGTAGTTAAGTCAAATTTTAATGTGGTATTGGGAGGTAATTTAGTAATATTATTAAACCCATTATTTCTTAAAATTGATTCGTAGGTAGACACACCTACACCTGAAACTGATATATCATAGTATATTGGTTTGGTGCTGAATACATCACTAGATATGTATATGACATTTTTTTTGAAGTCGATTAATGTGATTGCAAATTCCCCATCTAATTTTTTAACAAAATTATCACCGAATTCTTTGTAATCATTTATTATATGGTAAACATCACTTTCATATTTTTTATTATAATTATAAATCTCACCATTAAAAAGACAAACAATGTCACCATCAACTATGGGTTGCGTGGTTAGTGATCCTGTTAGTGATAGTAATGTATGTATGAAAGTAATTCCATTAACATCTAAAATAGAAGTATTATCGGGACCCCTTAATTTTAATAGATTAAGGGTACTTTCATTAATGGGTTTGGTTGACACTACTATACCGCACATATTTTATATTTTAATATTCTTTTTATTGTAAATTTCTGAACCAGATATTAGATCATCATTCTCAAAGTTGTAACCAAAATATTCAAAATCTTTTTTAAATCCTTCTATCATTAACTCTATACTTTTTTCATCATAATAATCTTTAAAATGGGTTCTACTAGATTTATTAGTGTGTGGTAAAGTCCCCTCAATTCCTAACTTATTTTTAATGAAATTAAAATCTTCATTTATTTTTTCAAATTTACCTACAAAATCTAATGTGATTGGGCTCTCTAAATCAGAATTTTCTGATAACCAAAGATACTGGGGTTTACAATCTTCATTAACTCTCCATTCTATATATTCTCCATAATTTTTAAATGACTTGATAAGTTTGTGTTGAAAATGAGATGTATCTTTTAACATATAATGATATAAAGAAACTTGCCAATCAAACGGATTTCTTACAAATGCGAAAGTAAAATATTTGATATATTTATCTTTTCCATATTTATCGATATATTTTTTGGGTGGGTCATGTTTATCGGATATAAAGTTTCCATATTTATTTAAGATATTTCTCATAGAAGTACCACCTGTTTTATATAAATGAAAAAATATAAATTTATTATTGTCGGATCCTATCATAATTTTAATTTAATTCTATGTAACACAACCAAGTATATTGTTGTGATTCTTTTTTGAAAATCTCATGTTTATTTTCACTATTTTCAAATATTGGTTTTTTGGTCGGGTATTCGACACCCCATTCATCACCCCATCTTGTTTTTATATCTTTATAAACGGGTGGGAATTCATAATAAAAATCCAGATTCTCTTCAAGATACTTTAAGTTACTATCTTTAGAATCGATAATCTTCTTTAAAGAATAACAATCCCCTTGATTAATAGGGTAATTATCCTCTATGATTATTTTTTTAAAACCTAATTTTTTACATAATTTAATTCTTTCCAACGCATCTTGATGGTCATCGAAAAACAATATAGTATTTTCTTTATCTAAAGAATCCCATTCTGAGGTATCAATATCCTTAAAATCAGTATTAAAATACTTAGCTGATTCAGATATGTATTCCCTTCTACTTAAATTAATATCTATACCAAATACTTTAGATGTCGGTAAAACATTTTCAATCAACCAAGTACTTTGACCCCTCCAAACACCACTTTCTATAACACTACTAGGGCTTATCTTATCTAAAATAAAATAAATGGCAAACATATGAGGTGTAACCATCCCACCCTTATTGTATTTTATTGGTCTTTTAGAATATAGTTCTAAAAAATCTTCAATCTTTTCTGTTATTTCATCATAAGACCACAATTCTTTATATTCCATTGTTTTAAATTATTTTTACGTTATTTTCGTTTAATATTTTGTTCGTTATGTTAAAACTACCTTCTATAGAACAATTTTCTTCATACCATTTTATACCATTATTACTCATTTCTTCCCAATTTTCTTTCGTTATATTATTAATCTTTTCTTTTACCTCTTCCGGGTTAGATGCCGTTATATAATGTTTATTTTCCTCTAATGGGTTATAGAATGTTAAATCGACTAAAGGTGTTATAATGGGGACAACTCCCATACACAGTAATTCAATTTCCCTATTACATTTAGGTCCATACCCACTTAAACATAAACCGAATTTACTTTTAGTCAATAATTTAAGATATTCTTTCTGATTATATTTATATTCACCACGAATAGGCATACTAAAAAGTTCAATATTTTTTGACCAATCAACTTCTGTTCTTTTTCCCAACTGTACGTTATTTTCCACTTTACCCAAAAAGATCGATTCTATATTTCGATCACCCCAGCTCAGTCTTTCTTCTTTTATTTTTTCCATTAATCTAGGTCTCCTACCCCAAAATATCCAAGGCGAGGATTTAGGTAAGTTAGGTACGGTGTTACCGAATAATGCAAAATTATAATTTTGTCCACCATACCATTCTAGTGTTGGTCTATCGTAGAGTAGAACGTCACCATAATCATTTAACCAAACGTTTTTAACATTTTGATACTCTACCTCGCAGAAACCATTTTCTACCCATAGATCAACCAATTCTCTAAAGGTATCACCATTATGTTGATCATATTTAGGTTTTATTATTTTCATTTTTTCAAAAAAGTTACTTCTTGGTAGTTTGGCGTTGTATGTATTATATCATAACCATTATTTTTTAACATATTAATTTTATTCATTGTATCGTTAATTGTAATGGTTGATATTTGATTATGATGAAACTCAACACATATTTGTTTAACGCCCACACAATCAGATAAAACCTCATATTCTGACCCCTCTATATCTAATTTTATGAGTGATGGGTTATAGTCAGTTATTAATGTTTTTATTGATACCGTTTCTACCTCGTGGTAATCACTATTACTTACCATTGTATGGGATGGTGTTGTTGATTCACTAACAAAATTTGGGTTTGTATTTTTATATAATTTTATTCTATCACCATCGACTTTACCTACTGCCTTTTTTATTAACTTTAAATTAGGTAAATTAACACCCTCAATGAATTTATGGCTTTTAATTGTTGGGTCTATCCCCACTATATTGATATCTTTTAATTTATTGAGTTCAATATCAAAAGATATATCCTCACCTAACCCCCCATCAATAATTACATCACCGTCAGAAATGGAATCAACGTCAATTGTCCAACCACCATATTTTGTCCCTAAATATTTTTTATTCATTTTTTATATTTTTTTATTATATTATCTATATATGTTTCTTTTAAATCAATATTACATTTTTTCATTATTTGTAAAGTATACCCACTAGGTATCCCAATATAATTTTCACCACCCTCAATTTTTTTGATAGTATTTTTTTTATTTAATGATATTTGCATTTTTTTAACTATGTCTATGACATTATAAGAAATCGGGTGAATAAAATTAATAATTTTAGGGTGTTTACCATCTAAATTATTTATAAAACAAGAGATATCAGCAACATCTATAATATTTCGATAAGCATTTTTTAAAATTGTGATTTGTTCGTTATTATTTATTGTTTCTTTAAAATAATTGAACATCGTATTGGGGTTTCCTCCTTCACCCACAACGTTGGGTAATCTTATGGTTAAACTATTATTAACACTCTTCATCAACCTTTCTATCTTTAATTTATGTTCAACATATTTTGAATTAATTAAGGAAGAATCATATATACTATAAGTGCTAAAATAAATAATATTTTTATTAATGTCCCTATCTTTAATAAATTCCATTATCATTTCTATTTCTCGATTAAATTCAGTTTTTAAATCCTCATTAGAATTGGAAACCCCTGAAGCAAAAATTTCGAACCTATCCGTAGTTAAATTTTTTTTTAAGGATTTTGCTATTAAACCATTACCTATTATTTTTAACATACTCTAATAATTTAAATTTATTTTCTAACCCAACAGTCCAATTACCATGATGGATAATAACCTCATTGGGTATATTAAAATTTTCTCCATTCCATTGTTTTGGTCCAGTACTTGCTGCTACTGTAAAATATTTATTTTTAGGTAACCTACTATGTTTTATTGGGTGTTTATTGGAATTAAGGAAGTGGTTTATAATTTTTTGATCATCCATACCATTTTTTACTGTATTTAATAAAGTTTTTAAAACATCTTTAAAAAAATTTAATATTTTTTCATTTTGATTGCAGACAAATAATCCAGCACAAACACATACGATATCATCTTGAAATTTTATATCGTAATCACCTATATCTTCTATGATATCTTCTTTTATATTTTTAAAAAATTGTATGTCACAATCTGTGAAAACTAATGGGTTATTATCACTTATATCAACGTTGTTAATTATATGTTCAACTTTACCTATCATTGTTTGATTAAACCCCAATGTACCATATGATACATCTTTTGTAATTTGTTTATAGTGACACCCTAAAAGTTCAAAATCATCTTTCAAATATTGTTTATACGAAGATAAAAAATATTTTTCATATAACTCTTTATGTGAATCAGTATAAAAAGTTAATAATTTTATTTTTTTCATATTAAATAGGATTTACGTAATAGTATGGTTTTTCAACCACATCTTTGTTATTTATATGCTCTTTTTGACCCACCAATGTTTCTTTATAATTTCTTATATTAGTATTATGGGTATGATAAGTTTTAATAATACTACAAGGGTTTCTTAAAATAAATCCCTTATTTTTAAATTCCCAAGCAATTCTATTATCACAACCTAATTTACCTAAATAAAAATCAGAATAATCTAATTCTTTCATTTTACCTAACCATATCCAAGTATCTTGACAATCAGATCTCATTATTTCTACTTTTGGGGTTTCTTTATATTCCCACCTCAATAAAGATAATAACATATTATTATTTATAATGTTTTTAACATCTTTTATGGTTTCATCTAAAAAAATATCAGTATTAGTTAAAATATTTATGTCATCCTCTTTTGTAAATTCATTAATTATATTAAAAAAATCTTTAAATGTTGGTCTTTTATGTGGGATAATTTTTAATTTATTATTAGTAAATGGTACATCATCTGTTTCACTAAGAATATAAATTTTATCAATAAAACCATTACTTATATTCTTACCCAAACAAAAATCAATTTCTTTTTGCCTTTCTGAATTTTTATCTTTATAATATGAAGTAAACAAATTTATCATGCAACAATTTTATTATCTTTTATTTCGAAGTTTTTATTCATTATTTTCATATATAGTTCTTGACTATTTTTATTGGCTTCGGTAGATACTGTTCCATCTTTTTCATGATGAAAATATACAAATAGTGGTTTAGGTATTCTTTTACCTACATACCCCTCTTTCATCATTCTTATCCACATATCATAATCTTCCCAACCAGTTAACTCTTCATCGTAACCATTAACTTTTTCAAAAGCTTCTCTATGAAACATTGAACAATTAACGATAAACGGACCCTTCAGTAATGTTTCTTTATTCCATTCTGGACGTTTTTCAATTCCTTGCATTTGACCAACATGATGTGTATCACAATAAACTGGACTTACATTTTTTTCTCTCTTTAAAATTGCAACACATGTTTTCATATAACCATCTAAAATCATATCATCAGAATCTAAAGGTAATATATAATCACCATTACAATGTTTAAACGCCTCATTTCTAGCTGAAGATGGTCCACCATTTTCTTTATAAACAACTTTGATTTTTTCATTACTTTCCAGTTGTTTTAGTTTTAGTTTCACAAATTCATCAGTTGACCCGTCATCAACCAATATAATTTCATAGTTTGTGTAATCTTGATTAAAAACAGAATTTAATGTTTGATTGATTCTATTACCATAGTTATATATTGGCATTAAGATAGAAACCAAAGGTTCATCCTTCTTTATGTTTTTAGTTTTATATGTGTATGGTATTATTTGTGGTAACTTATCTTCATATTTTTCCACAAATTGTTTTTTATTATTTTCCCATTGTTCATTTGTTTGACCAATGGATAAATGTGTAATTGCAATATCTGATATTACACCCACCTTTACATCATTTAAAAAATTATTAAAACAAAAATCTAGTTCATAAAAGTGAAAACCTTTAATGTCCTCATCGAAATTAGATTTAATATTATTCTTATTTACAATAAAAAATAAACCATCAACGATAATGGTATCCTCTATTTTATTACCAAAAAATTCATTATATTTAGATAGCCATTTTTTACCTTGGTTTTGGTGGTGTACTTGACCTACCGATTCTGTCATACCATTATCCCACCAACAACCAGATTTAGGTAGATATTTTGACCCAGCTTTACCTAAAATACCATAATCAGGGTTTCGTTTAAAGTGTTTTAATATTTTATTACCCCAATTTTTTGTTTCAAAAATGATGTCATCATGACAAAAAACCACAATGTCATTTGTAGTTTCTTTTAAAGCCCTATTATATAATTCAGTTAAACCAAACTCTCCATCATTAACGTATTGAATGACTTCCAACCCCTTATAAACCCCAGAAGATTTCTTTATGTGATCAATGTGAGGTTGGTTATCTTTTCTTGTTGAAAATACGACACTAATCATTGGTTAGGCTCAAGTAATAACCCCTTATTTCTCTACCCAATTCCTTATCATTAGGGTATTCCTGAATTAAATCTACAATGTGCTGACAATCAAAATTCACTTTTCTCCAATATTCATTATCCACCTTTGCTTTTGGTGCGGTATAAGTATTGTCCTTAACTTGTCTTAACTCATTCATCGTTCTTTCTTTTGGTTCTTCCATCATATCTATTTATTTTTATGTTTATTTATTTTAAAATCGTACCAATATTTAAAGTTTATAAGGACATTGTTTTTACCTCTAGGTGGTGAAAGTTTAATTAAATGACTGTCATCCGCTTGTAACGATATAAACTCATCATCCTTTTCGATAACAAACCATATTTTATCGTTATCCCTATAATTAAATCTTTTAGATATAAAACTTACAACATCACCAATATTTAATTGTTCAACACTTATATTGTTCATTCTTTTCCTGTTGATCCAAATCCACCATCACTTCTTTCAGTATCTGTTAGTGTATTTGTTTTTATTAACTTTGTTATTCTTTGACCCACAACGTTCATAATCACCCCTTGGGCAATTCTTTCACCAGGTTCTATCGTATAGTCATCATTGCTTAGGTTTACCGCTATTATACCAACTTCCCCTCTATATCCTTCATCTACAGTTCCTGGTGTGTTTAAAACGGAGATACCATGTTTCAAAGCCATTCCACTTCTTGGTCTAACTTGTAATTCGGTGTTTGCAGATAATTCAAACCTTAACCCTGTGGGTATTAATTTTCTTTCCAACGGTTTAAGAGTAACCGATTCCGATAAATAAGCTCTTAAATCAAACCCACTATCACCTTCTCTAGAATATTCGGGATCAGGATTATTTGAACTATTGGTAAATTTTGTAACCACATTAAAATTATATTTTAACGATTCATATGATTTAACTAGCTCATCATAATTATTTACCGACTCTGTAGTTGCTGCAGGTGTTTCCACTGTGTTTGATAATAAGTTAATAATATCTTTTATCTCCCCTAAATCTTGTAAATTTTCAGCGCTTGACTCAGTATTTAACCCTTGTTGTATTTTTTCATACTTATCTAACTCCTTAAATAGGTCTTCTAATTCTTTAGATTCTTTTTTAAATTCTTCACTATTATCCATCATTTTGGTTGGTTTTTTCTTCTATTATTGCAAGTTCATTTGCTTGTTTAAGAATAGTGGATAATGTGCAACCATACCATTTTGATTGTTTATCATCATCAGATTTATCGTAATTGATAATTGCTTGATATTCTTCATCCGTTAATTGTATACCATATTTTAATGAATAATAAGCGGAACGTTCTCCTATTTTTAGTGAAACTAATTCCTCATTAAACTCATACATTTTACCTTGATTATTTCTATGCCATTCTGACTCATTCCATTTATATAAGAATGTTTTACCTATTTGGTGTAGGAAACATACTTTTACTATAGATTGCGCATCTACTTCATAACTTTGGGGTAATAATTTATTAATTCCAATAGCATACTTAGTAGTTTTTAATATATGATCAATTAAACCACCAGGAAATGCATTATGTAAAGATTTCATTGTAGATGCAGGTGCAGTAAATAAATCCTCACCTAAATAATCTACCAGTTCTTTAGATAAAATACCATATAATTTATTTTTCGCTAAAAAAATATCTTTATTTTTAAGTATTTTATCTTTTAATTGTATTGTATCACTCATTTCTTTTTTTATTTAAATATAAACAATTTAAATTACATTTTCAACTACCAACTCTTTTTTTTCTTCAATTAATTTTATATATAACGCTTTTCTTTTTGCACATACTGATTTCATATCATATGTACCATTAACTGTGTTATATAAATTTTCACCCATATCTTTAATTAATTGTGGGTTTTCTATTAATTTTTTTAAGTGTTTAAACCAAAACTTATTATTTTTATTAGTTGGGATTAACATACCATTACCTGATGAATCTAATTCCCCACCTTTCTGATAAACATTTTTAATATCAATCTGATACGGTCCAAAATCTTGAGCTATCAATGCCTTTTTATGGAAACCAGATTCAATAACCTTTAATTGTGATTTTACCTTATTAAAGTCACTTTCTTTTAGTGGGGCTAATGAGATATCAAATAAATTATAATTTGATGCATAACTAGTTATTGGTTGTGTCCACACTCTTCTATATGGCTCATTCTCAACATCATCATATTCTTTTTGTTCAAAGGATAGTAAGAATTTTTTATATCTATCACTAACAATATTATAGTTATCTGTAAATATTTTTTCATATAGATACCAAACACTTTCCGTTGGTTTGATTGCCCTTACTTTTTGTTCACCAGTTTTTTTATCTATCATCGTCATGTTACCTCTTAGGTCATAACCACATAAAACAAATTGTACTTTATCTAACAATCCAGCGTTTTTAATGTTATTTACAACACCATTTAAAATTTCCAGATCTTTTATATGAGAACTTCCACCTAACCATCCTATTCTAATTCTATCAGAAGGTTTACTATTATTTTGAAATTGTTTTTCGTCTGGGTTAATTGCGTTAGGTAAGATAAACACATTTTTATTTAACCTTCTTATTTCATCAGCAAATATAGATGTGGTTGTGGTTATATTTCTAGATATTTGTAGATTTTTTGATATTTTTTTATCTAATTCATTTTGTTTAATGATTTGCCAAGCTGGGTGATTTGGTCCTGGTGACCAATGATCATCAATATCCATAATAGTTACAATACCTAATTTATCACATCTTTTAAGTAGGTCCTCTAATTTATCATAATCCCCCAATGTTCTGTGATAGTGAATTAAATCGTATTTCTTAAGATAACTATCATTATCTAATTGTGGCTCATAATCTATATCCACATAAAAATCATCTGGGTAATATTCTTGTAATTTAATATGTGGGATTGTAGACCTAAAAAAACTAACACCAGTTCTATCACTGGGAACTACTAATATTTTAACTTTTGACATAACTTATTATTTTTAAAAAAATATAAACAATAAATGTCATTAATTAAAGTATTTTACGATTTTTTTTATTTTATTTGGAAAATTAAAATAATATTTTTATATTTATCGTAGTGTAAGTGGTGTAGGATTATTTTTATTTATAGTAAGTTATTCCATTACATACAAAAAAAGACGTAAATGAAAAAAATAATATATATAATTTTAGTTGCTTTATTTTTAGCACTTACAAACTGTAGTACAAGCAAAAGAGCTAAACCATGTGACACTTGCCCACAATTTAGTTATATCTATTTTTGTGATACAACTATAATAGTCATTCCTCACCACAATTACAACAGAATTTGTTTCCCCGAAGAAGAAATAGTGGTAGTGGAAGAAGAGATAATTATAATCGAGGATATTTTAATTCGTAAATATTAATTTTTTTCATAAAAAGTTTGGTGGTTTAAAATAATTGTTGTATCTTTGATATATCAAACAACCATTAAACTATCTATTATGTCAAATCAAAATTCAATTACAGTAAACAACGAAACAACTTACGGAAGTCATGGTGACATCTCCAAAAACTTTTATTACGGAAGAGTAAACCAAAACGATAATTTGGGTAAGAGGTTCAATTTTATGGTTACCAACCATTTAGAAGAAGGTAAAAAATATAAATTCCGATACATCGCAAAATGTAAGGCAGGGTTCCAAAACATTTCAGAAACTAATTACGATCAAACTCCAGAACAATTTATTGGTTCTACTTACGGATTCTTAGAAAACGTACAAGTGTGGAAAGAGGCTGATAACCCTACAGAACACCACAAAGGGATTTGGTTAAACGTTCTTACCACTAAAGGAAAAAAATTCTATTCTATCGATAAGAGTTTCCTTTTAAATCTGAAAGTTGGAAATATCCACAACGCTTGGAAGAAGATGGTAGATTTTGATTTATGGAAGTCAATGAATACTAAGACTCACGCTGATTACGCTTAC